GGGGGACCTCACCAACCGGGTGAAGCAGTAGCTAATCCTCTTATTGGTATGGCTAATGCAGGAATCCCTCCTAGTCAATTAGACTTTGATAATGCTGACACAGTAACAAAAGAAAGGCTAGCAGCACTGTTCCCTAATACATATAAGATTAGTGCGGACACTCCTACATTAGAAGACTTAAGAATAGCTCAAGGATTGGACCCCACTAGTGGACTTCCGACATTAGAAACTTTACGAGGGGCTCAAGGTCTAGATCCTACTAGCGGACTTCCAACTTTTGAGACTTTGAAACCTGGTCGTATGAAAGCTATACAATCTAACCCGCCTATAAGTCAAGAACAATTTGACAATTTAGACCCGAGATTAAAGGCAGAGTATGCAGAAGCATTCCCAAATCTTTATAGGATCAGTGCAGATACTCCTACACTCGAGGAATTACAACAGTATACAAGTGGAAAAGTTGATCCCACAAGTGGGCTCCCTACACTAAGGGGAATCAATCAACCAGTAACTCAGGAACAGTTTGATATGTTAACTCCAGGGCAAAAACAAACCTATGTAGAGGCATTTCCTAATCGTTATAAAATAAGCGCAGATACTCCAACGTTACAGGATTTACAGAACATGCAGGTAACAACGAAAGCTCATGGAGGCGCTTACCATAATGCACAAGGTCAGCCTGTAGATAAGGACGGTGTACTTCTACCTCCTGAACTGTTTCAAGGAACTAGAAGAACATTTGAATACCAGCCAGGTACTGATCTAGATTTTGCAAGTATAGGACCAGGCGGCACCCCCGATGACATACAAGTTATTAGTACAGATAGTATTATTAACAACCCTCAATTAAATGCTGGTCTTTTATCTTCTGCTAACGCGGATGCTGTATCTATGAGTGCTGCTACTCCAATGGGACAAGGCTTAGACTCAGGGACGGTAACTGCTGCAGGAGATCAAGGAGATGACAATGGTGTTCCTGATCCAGTTGATGCTACTAGCGTTGATGCAGCAAATGCAGCACAAGTTATGGCAGGTCAAAAGGCAAACGTTGTTAAAGTTGAAACTAAAGTAAATGAAAAGACAGGGAAGAAAACAATTGTTAGAACTTATGATGACGGATCTACACAAGAGTTTAACATTCCAGAGGTAGATACACCTAAAGGACTGACAGCATTACAAGCTGCACCTATTGCTGCTAATATTGTGACATCAGCTATGCTACCAGAGAAGTTTAACTTTGCTAAGTATAGACTGCCTTTAGATGATAGTATTATAGAAAAAAGAGATATATCACCTGAGTTAAGAGATATAGAAAGAATGGTAGCCACAGGTAGAGGAGCTGTTAGTGGCAGAGCTACTAGTACTGCAGAGCTTCTAGTAGGACTTGCTAACCTAACTTCATTAGGTATGGCTGAGACCGGTAAGATTAGAAATGAACAGTATACTGATTATATTGCACAGATACAAAATCAACAGCTTAGAAACCTAGAGATCTCATCTAGAAATGCAACTATGCAGGCGGAAGTAGATGCTGCAAATGCTAGTCTTGAAAAAGAAAGACTATCACTTATTAATGCAGCAGCAACAGAAGCAAGTAAACTGGCTGATTCATTAAGACAAGAGGGACTGTCTAAGTACGAGCTAGAACAGATGTATCTAATGTATCCATATCTAGCAACTACTCAGCCTCAAAAAACTACGGAGACCAATAAACCATAACAAAGAGCGAATGGCAGATTTAACAACAAATGCGGTTACTCCTTCAGTAATCTCTTATACACCTTTAGACCTTAGTAGAGTACAAGCTAGACTAGGATCAAAGGTACAAGAGGTTGAAGGGGCAGCTGCTGCAGGTAGAAATCTTATTTCAGCCTTAGACTTTAAGGATGGATATATGCTTGCGGGTCAAGCAAAAGATTTACAGAATGAATACTCTGGTAAAATACAGGGCTTAGTAGATGGCTTATATAATACAGGAGATACTAGATCATTTACGGCTGACTTATCATTGTTATCTAATCAGATTAATACTGATGAACGTATTCTAGCAGGACAGAAAGACTTTGAACTATCAAAGGTCCATGATCAATATGGCATAGATCCTACAAAAAGAGGATTCTATTATAAGTATACATCTGATAATAGTCCTACAGGAAACATTGCTGCAGCTGATTGGAAAAACCAAGACTACACTAGAGATGATGTAAATAGCTTTTACCAGATCTTTCCCGAAGAAGATTTGTATAGAGATTACAATGATAAATTTGAGAACTTAAACACTGCAAAGTTTGAAGAGTTTATGGGTATGGACCCAAATGGATTTCTTGTCTTTAAAACAACACAAGGTCCATCAGAGTTACCACAAACTATTGCAGATATTGTAGCAGCAGGAGGTACTCAAGCAGAAGCGGTTGCTGCGTATTTAAAGGAGACCAATGGGCCCCTCTATAGGGAACTTGCTAGTGATTATGATAAAGGAGGAAAAGACTCTGCTATTAATTATAGGGATGGTCGAGGCATAGGAAGAGAGCAGTTCATAGGAGAAGTGGTTTTAGAAAATCTCCCGTACCTAGAAGATGTTTCATTTGATTTACAGACTCCAAGTGGCACAGGTTCAGGAGGAGGAGGAAACACTGTAAAGCCACCTGCAGTTACACCAGTGCAGACTGAAACACTAGCAACAGTTCTAGACCAAGGAGTAGCATCAGAACTATTAGAAGCAGGAGACTTAAGTATTAAGGACCTTACCTCAGTGCTAGGGTTTGGAGCTGATTCTCAGGGAACGACAGACATGATGACTATCTTAGCTGACCCTGAAGCTAATAGACGAGATATCGCAAACGCAGGATATTATACTAGTATACTTGCAGACTGGAATGATAATGGAGATCCTACATACTCAAATGTATTTACAAATGGAAATGAGCTAAAAGCAGCAGCAGATGAAGCAACGTTAGAGCTATTAAACACTACCTTTGAAGCTACAAGGCGTGATCTTTCCCCTCAGTCAAATACCAGCTACCAACCTGCTGCAGGATTTGAAGGGGCACAAAAATCATTTATATCAGTTTACGGAGATATTATAGGAGATCAAGATCCTGTAGAATTTTTCCATAAGATTAGGAATACTAGAAACTTACTAGGCCAGTTTGATGCGAGTGGATTTAATCTAGAGAATAAAGATGAATTAATTTCAGCTTATGATGGATACCTGCAGAACCCTTCTCTAGCAAATCAATTAACATTTGGAGTAGGCTTTTTATCGCCAGATGAGTTTGCGGCTGTACTTAATAGACAGGGAGAAGAGGCGTATACAGTACAGCTGACTGGACTTGATGGACAGTTCGAAGGGTACAGTAATCTTGGAGAGGCTTTAAATAGATATGAAAAAGCATCTAATTACTTTATGGGAAACATTCGTCCAGTAGGCGCCCTTACTCCGGAGCTTCAACTGTATAATAAAATAAACAGAAATGCTCCTTTTCTAAATATGGAGGCTCAAATGTCTGAGCTAAGAGAGACTTCTCCTATTGCTTTTTATGAAGCAGCTAGGATAGATATTATGAATCGATCTCAGCTTTATCATACTGATGTTATATTACAGCCTGGATCACTACAAAGAAGTGAGGGTATTATAGAAGAGGGCACAAAGCAATTCTCTGAAAGCTTAGCTCCTTCAATAGTAGACGGTGAGATTGGTGCTGACTTTGGGGCTAATTGGACAATATCTAAATTTCTAAAAACACCAACAGGAGGTGCAACAGGAATGAAAGACGCAGGTGTAGAAAGTCCAAGAGTTAGTATTATTAAAGGGGATGCAGTAATAGAGAGCCCTTACGAGGAGATGGATTTAACTGCAAGGAATACAACAGCTGTTCTTAAAAATTTTATTAACTCTTCATCAGATAATACCGACGTTAATGAAGGGGCAGGAGACTTTATCTTCCAAGGCTTAATTGTACCTAATGGCCAAACAAGTGAGGTAGGATTAGTATTCTCTCATAGACAAGCGAATGGAGGAGTTGAAAGCTACATCTTTACACCTAAGAACCAAACAGCTTTAGAGAATAATCCTCTCGTACAGTCTATGGATCTTACTCAGAAAACACTTGCAGGTAAGCAATACTTACCTCAAGTTATGACCGGAGATGCGTATCTAGGAATGTATGGTGAGGAGATAAATAATATGCTTAGCGAGAATGTAGATTTGTACGGCATTACTGCTGAGTACGTTTGGTCAGACACAAAAGCAAGCTTATCTAATACAGAACTTTTTAATCCACTCGAAACGTTTAGAGATACAGATGTTCCTAACCCATACTTTGACGGTAATACTTCAGTAGTAGCTGACATAGCAGGAGGTTCAGAAATATATAGATTTAGACGTAAAGATGGAACAGGGGATGTTAGATGGTCAGAGTACTTAGAAGGATTTGCAGAAAATCCTGATCTAGCCTCTACTTACCTAGGGGTATCAGATTATGAGGGCTTCTTAGTAAGTGTGTTGCTTAACAAAGATCAGATTAACGACGCTGGCGGAAACGTAACAGATGAGGCAATCATGGGACTATTACAAAGTACTACTATGCCTAACCTTAAGGGTATAAGTGAAGCCCTAGGTACAGAGTGGGGACTACTGACAAATATCCCGATTACATTTAATGATACCTCAGAAGCCTTCCACCATTTTGCAGGCCAGTCCAGTAGAGGACCTGATCGGGCAGGTAATCCGCGGTCCGGCTATTTTATCTCAACAAACCCGTAGAGGAGTCTGATTCAGCTGGCGATCAGACCAGGACCTCACAAGACCAGACGGGTAACTTCGAGCCCGTAACTTCATTCGAAATGGCAGACTTTACTTTACCTGCTAGAAACTCAAATACAGTATTTAATCCTGCTGACTTTGAAAACGCAGGTAAAGCTTGGGTATCTGCTAATGACCATACATTTGTAAATAATTCTGATTACTCTAATTTATTTTGGAGCACTGGTATTGAAAGAGCTCAACAGATCTACAATACAAACATAGTTAGCTTACCTGCAACTAATGAAGCAGGATTAAAAATACTAGATAAAGCAAACAGATGGAGTGCAGCTAATGGCTTCAATGTAAGAGTAAGTAGTATGGCTAGACCACAAGCTGTTCAAGACTTTATGAGAGAACAGCCTAGAATGATGGGAACAGCTGCTGCTATGTCTAAGCATAGAGTAGGTGCTATCGATCTTGATTATGTTAGAAATTCGGACGGAAGTATTAATCAAGCTAAAACAAACGAGCTAAAAACATACCTTAAAAATTTCTATAAGGTTATTGATCATGCTGGCCATATTCATGTTTCTCCTAGAGTTTAATATCTTTGTAAAATGCCACAACATCCTACATCTTCTCTCCCTACTATAAATCAGGGAGATCCTTCTGATCTTACTAGACCTCCTAGGGGACAACAAGTTAAACTATTTGAATCAAAGATAACGCCGCCAAGTTTAGAGGGACCCCAGCTACCTGCCGGTATGGTCCAACTAGATAGAGCTCCTGGTCAAGTATTCAATAGAAACCCATTTAACTCAATTATTAATGCTCCTAAAATTACAGGAACTACTGGGTGGCTTTTTGATATAACAAGGGCTCGAGCGGACAACAGGTATACAGCAGATCCTAATAATGCAATAGGAAACGTAGCAATAGGAGGAGTAAATGTAGCTGACCCAAGAAAGAGAGGACAGAAAAATCAACAGCAGTTCTTCAATGATAATATGAAGATCTGGGAGACAGGAGCAGATAGAGCTAGAAATGCATTATTTGGAGGAGCTCTTCAGGGTATAAATAGAATTGGAGAGGATCTAGGAGGAATACTTGGAGGATCTTTCTGGGGAGAAGATTTTGAAAGAACTGCTATGGAGAGATACTTTGCTAATGCAAGGGGCACCTACGATCAGGCAGTAAAAATCTATGATGAAGATGCAAAGTTTTATCAAGGCCTACAAGCTGTTACTGCATCTATAGTTGAGTTTGCACCAGTTGGAGGAGCAGTTAATAAGTTTTTTAAGTACGGAGGTAAAGCTGTAAAATATGTAGGAGCTGGTATTAAAACAGGACAGTGGACAAAGAGAGGTACGCAAGCTATTCAAGCTGCAAAAGTAGCTGGCCAAAGTACAAGAGTATCTTCACAAATTGCAGCAAACACTACTAAACTAGGAAACTTTTTTAGAAAATATCAAAACCCTCTTAGCCAACTAGGTACTGCTGTACCTGCTGGTATTGTACAAAATAGAATTGAGGGAACTGCAATGGCGCTTCAGACATATGAAGAAGTCCTTGACAAACTACAACCTGCTATTGCAAATGGTGACTTAACATATGAACAGGCAGCTAAGATAGCAGCACAAGAAGCACAAGGTGTTAGAGTTAAGAACCAAGCAATGATGGTCCAAGACATCTTTCAACATGCTACTTTGTTTAGAGCACGAGGACTAACAAGAACCGGATATCAGCGTCCTGGGTTTACTTGGAATCCAAAACAATATTTAAAGAATGCATTCCAAAGTAGAAAGTCACTATGGAATTATGGTACAAATAACTTCATTGTACAGGGAATAGGAGAGGCACTAGAAGAAGGATTCCAGTCTGGTATGCAACAAGATGCAGTAAGAAATGCACAGTTTGCTGCTAGAGATATTATAAGAAGAGATGGAGGAGATGTTACAACTATACCGGTTGATAACATAGGACTGGCTACAAAAAAGAATGTAGTAGACAGATACTTAGGATATATGTCTACTGATGATGCTAAGTTTGAGATGGCTGTTGGTTTCTTTGCCGGTGCTGGACAAAGAATGGTTCAAAGCTATTCTGAGAAGATGTTTGATAACCGTGCTTATAGAAAACTAACTAACCAGATTGAAACTTTAAAGAGAGATTTACCTGCAGGAACGGATCAAGAGAAAGCTTATAAGCAACAGAAGATTGCTGAGTTAGAATATAAAAGAGCAGTTACTACAGAAAAAGGAAGAGCAGAGGCCGCTACAGAATTAATAAATACTCTTAAGTCAGATACTGCAAACTCAATTAAGTTTGCTATGGAAACTGATGATCTGATTGAGGCAGCAAGAGAGAAAGGATGGGGCCATATTGTTGAAGGTATGGAAAAAAATGCATTCTATAATCTATTTATGAAGCATGCAGCTAATGGTACAGTAGATCAGTTAGAGAGACAGCTACAAGCCATTGCAGACGGTACTTCTACCTCAGCTGCTTTCCCAGAAGATGGCTCTCATCAGGAGAAAGCAACAGAGTTTTTAAATGAACTAAACGAACTAGAAGCGGACTACTTAGCTCTTCAAGGTATGGAAGGCGCCCATAGGATTATGGGACTACAGTTTGCTGCAAAGACTAATCAACGAGTTGTAGACGGAGCACTGAAGGCTAGGACAAAAGCAAAACAAGATATCATTGATGATCTTAGAGCTTTATCTGGATCACAGGCTACAACTATCGAAGTAAACGAGGAGACCGGAGAGGTTAAGGTAACAGATAGTCTAGGAAGAAATGTACCTATATCTAGGAAATTACAAAAAGCAATTGAGTCATCAGATGCTTACAAGGCTATTTTTGATGAGGGAGGATTCAATGATCAGATTGATGCTATTAAAGATCGTGTAATAGAAGATAGAGCTAAGCTCTCTGATATGATTACACCTGCTGGTCAAAGTAAACTTAGGAAAGAAAGAATCGAGTTTGAGAAAAAGATTGAACAAGCTCGTAGAAAGGCTAAGCAGAAAGGACGTCGTCAGCGTAGAAATGGAAAAACTCGAGGACAAAGAGATGCTTCTAATATAGATAATCAAAGAAGAAAAGCAGAGAACTCTCAATCGGAAGCTAGTGTTACAGGTGATACTGTTGAAAACGGGGCTACATTAGAAAATGACCCAGATAACTTACAACGTGAGGCAACTCCAGAGGCTACCATTGAGGAGCTAAAAGAGGCAGCACAGGGAACTGAATCAGCTCCAGAGACAGATGTAAAGTCTGATGCTGAGATACAAGAAGAAGCTGACAAGGACTTTGACCCTGCGTTGGATAAGCCTGAGTATGGCTATACAAGAGGCACAACTTCTAATGTAAATAAAGTAGCTTCTCTATTAAGAGAGTGGAATGCATCAGTAAGTAACGGTATAGTTACAATTGATAACGCTGAGTTCAACTTTATTGATGGCTATATGGCTCTTGCAGATCCTAGTAGGATACAAGAGGGAGACGTCCTAGAGTTTCAGATAGTAGAAAATGCTGATGAGTATGAGGTAACTGATGTAAGTGACCTAGACGAAACCAACCAAGGTAAGAAAAAAACAGTAAAAGAAGCTAGAGCTAATAAGAAAAGTTTAGCAGAACATGAATCTGATGTATCTCAAACAGAGGTATCAGAGGATCAGATAGAAAATGATCTACAGCCTATAAAGATTATCCATGTATCAGCAGATGGTACTAGAACTGAAATAGGTTTTGTCCATAGCCCTCTATACCAACGAGAGGCTAGAACAACTAGATCTGCTGCAGAAATAGCACAGGATAAGCAAAAGCTTAGAGAATTCCGTGATAGGCTGCTAGCTGGCGAGGTTACACAAACTCGTATTTCTTCTATACAACCTGTAGTTTTAAACTATGTAGACTCTTCGCAAAGACAGACTACTAGAAATACATTCAGCGGAGTACTAGAGGGCCCTAGCGGTCAGTACCATATAGCTGTAGCTAGTGGAGACGGACAGCTATTTGTAAAAGGTGGAGCTAGTATTAAGTCTGTAAACGGTATAGGCCGTAATAGTGTTATCGTAAACCAAGATAAAATTAAGGCAGGTCTAGCTTACGCAGTTGTACCTCTTAAGAAAGACAAGAATGGTAATACACATTACTATGCTGCTCCATTATTAACTAGAAACGTATCAGAGAATAACGTTGAGGTTATGATGACTGCAATTGATGCTTGGATTGCAGGTGAACAAGTCCCAGGTCTAAAGTCAAACATGACCGAAAGAGAGGTAAGAAATCTTAAGACCGTACTAAAAAGATTTATTAGAGTCCGTAATACAGATAGTCTGCCTCATAAACCAGGACAGACATACGTATATACAAAGGTAGAGGGAGGACGAGAGTTCTTAGTGTTTGGTAAAGTTCTTAGTGAGCCCTCAGAGGGCAACTCAGGAGTTTACGAAGTTACAGTTGAGAAGGGTGCCCCTCTAGCTACAGAGAATCAAGAGTTTATCAGACAGGTTTTAAAAGACCAAAAGTTAAATATAGACTTTGATAGTGTAGAAAGTAATGAGCACTTCTTCTCAGTAATAACTGAAGGTAAGGTAGAGACTAATAAGAAAGCACTCATAGACCATGTTATGGACAGCACCTTATCTACTATCGCTCCTATCAGAACAAATGAAGGTGCACTACCAAATGGTAAAGTTATATTCCACTATAATCCAGATGTTAGATATGGTGAAGGTATACCAGGACTTTCGGAAGAAGATGCTCCTCCACTTAGAGCAGACGGTACTGGAGATCCTGAGCTTAAAGGTAGACGTGCTACAGAAGATACTGATGATGATGCTTTACGAGCGCTAGCTGAAGCTGCAGGTATTACTGTAGAACAAGCTCAAGCAAATAGAGAAGATGCTGATCTGCTAGCAGAGGATGAAGACGCTGACTTTGATGATACATTTGACGAAGATGATACTTTAGGCCTACTACCTGAAGCAGCTACAAATAGATCTGAAGAAACTAGGCAACAGTTTAGGGTACCTGATATTACTCCTGTTCAACAAGAACAGATTACTGATTTTATCGCATCTGATATTATAAAGAATATAAAAGTTATTCTTGCAACTACTAAGGTAGATAAGTCAGATGAACAAGCATTCTCAGAAGCAGTAGATGATAGCTATGCTCAAGTAGTAAGAAACTTAGAAGCCCTGGTAGCAAGAACATCAAAACGATTAGCGGCAACAAGAAAACTAAAAGCAGGCGATACAGCAGCTATTACTAGGCTTGAGACTAGACTTAAGAAAGCTAATGAAACTTTAGAAGCGGTACGAAAGAGCGAAGATAAGATTATTAATCTTTCGTTAACTAAACTAGAACAAAGATCAGGTGTAACTAAAAAGGCAAAACGAACTCAACAAGCGAGTCCAGCAGAACAGCAAACACGTAGCGCTGTAGATAAGCTATTTAGTTCCATATTCGGTAAAGACAAAACTTCAAAGATAGAAGATGCTGAGTCTGAGTCTGATGAAAATTCAGGTGAGTCAGCTCCAGGTATAAACAAGAGCTACCACTCTGACAACTTCTACTTTACTCTAGATCCTATAGATACCGCATCATCTCGACTAAGAGACTCTCTATCAACATTAGTTGAGCTAAATGAAAATGGGAATATATCAAAAACATTCTTTGGCTCTACTAAATATGCTGACCCCAACCAGGTGTTCAAGATTCTATCTACTGCTTTAGAGGGTACTAATCCTATCTTCTCAGAGCAGATGGAAGCGTTGATGAGAAAGTATTTAGCAGATAGAGGATTTAGAAATAAAGCTTCTTGGCTACCTGCACTAGTAGTCACTGCTACAGAACTAGAAAGCTTAGAAGCTAGTCCCATAGGACAAAAGTTCTTAGAGACTATATTCCCTGATATGGATTCTAGAGCAGAGCAGATTAAAAGTCTAAGAGATCAGAAGATTAGTCCTCAGATTATTAATGAGTTCTCATCTGTTATGTCAAAGCATGCACTCATAGCTCCTATCATATCAATTCAAACAGGGTCAAATGGACAAGTGTATGTTAATGCATTTAGCCAGAACAGAAACTCACTTGTAAATATTGTAGGAGAAGAGTTTGATCTTGGTATGAGAGACAAACTGTACCTATATGATTCTACCACAGGCGACTACGTTATTAATGAAGAGGCCTTTGATGAGGCTATAGCATATCTAACTAGTCTTGCTAATGCTGGAGGAAATGTAAACATGGCTGAGTTTGGAGTTATGATGGAGACTAAGCTAGGTATCAAACTATCTGAAGATACTATAGAGTCTCTATTTGAAGACGGCATATACCTACAGACATCTGCAATGGCTCGTAGAGTTAAGATGACTGATAATGGTATGTGGGGTAACTTCTCTCCATTTACTATTATGCGTGAGCATTTAGAAGCTATAAAGAACAAAGGCATAGCATATTCTACAAAAGGCCCTACAAACTTCGGTGCAATTAAAAGACTTGTTAATCTTGAAGCTAATAGATCAGAGGCTAAAAGACATGGTACCACATTCTATGCAGGCGGTAGAAACATTGCTACTATGACATCTAATAAATACTTTAGTAATTTACTAGATGAGTTATTTACATTACAAGAAGATCCTGAGAACCCAGAGTATGTAAATAAGATAGTAAATAAGGCCCATGCTTTATTTAATACTGTATTTGAGAGTCCTTCTCAACTACTAACAGCTATACAGCAAGAAGAGATATCACGAGAGGATTTAGAAATCCAATACCTAAACTTTAACCCTCTAAAGAAAGGTAGTGATAGATCTAATGACTTTAAAACTTTAAACGAAGCAGAGCATGCTGCCGTAAAGAACGGTCTTATGACTCACTCTACTAATATTAGTTCTAGAAACTTTACTACAAACTCAGGACATGTATTTAAACAGAGACAGGCTACAATAGTACCGCTAACATTCTCTGATAAGGATACAGTAATGGCAGTTAAGACACTGGTGCCTATCATGAAGTTTGATGGTGTAGGTAACATAACAAAGGAAACAGTATCTCTATTTGTTGACCATGTAGTAATGTCAGAGATAAATAGAATGCGAGCATTCGCCGCTGCTAATATTACAAAGGACTCTGCAGATGAAGATGTTACACAGACTGATTTAAACAATCAAGCTTTTGAAGAGGGTGCGGATCTATTCTACATGTTCCCTCAGCTAAATAATGTTAGTGTAGAGTTTGAAGGAGAAACGTTACCTCTTAGAGAAGCAGCAGCTGTAGCAACTGATGAGCAGCTAGTTGAGCTTATGCCTAGAATTAATGACTCGGTAAGATCTATTCTTGATGCTATGATCGATGATAAGGTAGAAGCATTTGATTCTGGAGTAGAATTATACAGTGATATTCCTACAGCATATAAGAGTATGATTAGCTCTGAGAGTAAGATAGCTAATCCAACAGAAGAACAGCTAAAGAGGATGGTAGCCGCAGATATTACCCTTAACCAGGCGCTTGGAACAGCTAATATGATCCAAACTATGGTAGGAGATCCTGCTCAATATTACAAGGCTCCTAAGCTTGATCAGCTTGTTGATGAAAAAGCATACATAAATGCCGCAGTTCGTACTACCTACGAAAACTTAGATAAGAGACTTGCTGCATTGATTGCACCAGGTGTAGAACCTTCTAGACAATCAGACAATGAAGAGTACATTCAGCTTATGGTTCCTGATATTGAAATGGACTATGACGCAGAATTCTTCGAAGGGTTGCCCGATGATGCTATAAATAACTTTAAAAACATCGAATCTACCGATGCCCAGGAGTTTATTACATGGAGAGAGTATCTAGATAATGCCATATCATTTGGTGAGATTACTCAGCAGACTGCAGATCAAGTAGCTACTTTAATTAATAAGTATAATAGAGGGTATGTGCTGAAGCCACAGGATAAAGAATTACTAAGCAAGGTAATGTTCAAGGCACAAAAGCCTGTCGGAGTTGCTGACCATTATACTACTCTAAATGCTACGGGACAGACTGTAAGACAAAGAGCTTATATTAAAACATCTGCTGTACCATTACTACCTATGTTTACTAAAGGTACACAGCTAGATAACTTAAGAGTGGCAATGGAGACATTCCAAGAAAACATGGGTACCAATGTAAGACTTACATTTAAGTCAGGGGCTAAAGTTGGATATCCTGCTGCTTCTAAGAATGCATCTCTAGTAAACGCAGACGGTACAATCAAGACTGTAGAGGAACTTACAGCTGCATTCAAAGGCACTGAAGAAACAGGACGTCCTTACATCCGTGTTAAAAGAAAGTACTGGAGAATACAACAGTCTATACCTACTAAGACTAATGATAAATCAACAAGAGGTACACAGCCAGACGCTCTCATCGGAGGTGCTGCTAGCCAGGTAGATGCCCTTAAACCATTAGTACAAAGTTTTAGTGATAACTCTAATAAACTATTTGAGCTTAGAGCTAATGAAATTAGAGAAGAGCTAATGGAGGATCACCCTGATCCAAATAATAGTACTAAAGTTGTTAATAGAGAGAGATTAGGAGAGCTCCTACGTCAGGTAGCTTTTGATAGAGGCTTTGACTTCAATGTAGTTGAGGGTCTTACTATCGGCGAAGACGGACAGTTTGAGATACCCGCAGAGCTATCACCTGCATCAGAGCAGTTCCAATCTATGCTGATGGCTATTGCTCGTAAAGGTGTAGCTAGAAAGAAAGTTACAGGCGGGTCTCAGGTCTTGATGTCTGAGTCTATGTTTAGATTCCAAGATGATATTAAGGAGGGTCGTTCTGAAGTTTTATATACAGATAAGTGGGAAGGCAGTCTGAAGCCAATGAGAATAGAAAATGGAGCTGTACAGCCTGCTCAGATCTTAGTACCTAATAAGTTTAGAACACCTAGTGGTAAGGTAATTAACTTTAGAAAGTATGTAAACTCTGAAGGTAGAATTGACTTATCTAAACTACCAGAGGGAGCTCTTGAAGGTATGGGATTCCGTATTCCTACTCAAGGCTATAACTCTATGGCAGTTGTAGAAGTTGTTGGATTCTTACCTGAGTATATGGGAGACATCGTAGTTGCTCCTAGATCATTCGTAGCACAGATGGGCTCTGACTTTGACGTTGATAAGCTGTATGACTACTTCTTTAAGATGGAAGAAACAGATGGAACGTTATCTAAAGTTACTGGAGAAGATGAACTAGGATTACAAAATGCAATACTTGAGGATAGAATTAGTATTCTAAAGAACACAGATGTATTCAATATGATCAAGAAGCCTCTTGACTTTGGATTACATACAGGTGTAAGTAATTACACTAATGAAGCTGACCCAGAGATGGCAGCTGAGATTAATGCCGCAGGTGGAATGGCTAATGCTATTGCAGCTAAGAAGGAGAAAAGAAGTAAGACAAAAGGTGGCTTAATATCTGAGTACTACCAGAGAAAGAAATACCTAGAGGCAAGATCCGCAGCAGATGCGGTAGGTGTCAAGGCCACACTTAATGCTTTTGTAGGGGTAATATCATCTACAGATAAATCAATTGGATTACAAGAAGGATTTACATTTGGTAAGGAAGCACAAGTTGGAGCAATTGAAGGAGCTACTACACTACGTGGTACTCGTCTAAAACAAGAAGTAGTATCTGGTACTCTATCAGCAGCGGTAGATAACCAGAAAGAACAGGTCATCAATAAGTATAATCTTAATAACGAAACATTCGGTGTCCATAGTGCTCTAGAGCTCATGGGCTTTGAAGAAGACTTCACACAGTCATTCTTAGAGCAGCCTATTATTGTAGCAGTAGTAAATCATGTACAAGAGAATGCATATGCTTCAATGGGTAGAATACTTAATGTTGCAATAGACGGCTTAATAACTGAGCACCTCAAAGACTCTGGGAGAAAGATTACTGAGTTAACCAAGGAGGAGTATTTAACTGTAATGCAGGAAGTAGACCGTGTATTCGAAGCTGAGTTTGGAGATCTTACTATGGACGAGGTAGTAGCTAAACTATACAATAATATAGGTAAGGGGGTAAATAATACCTCTCCTCTACTAAATGCAGCTTTGCTTATGAAGTTTAAACAGGCTAGACAAATAATGTCTGAGATTAGACCTGTTATGCAGATCATGAGTGGAGATGCTAAAGGTGTTGGTTCTACACTTGCGGCCTTTATTGAAGAAACAGCAGCATCTGAGCAAGTAGTAGCAGGGCAACAACGAGCAGTACACAAAAGCTCACTACTAGGGCTACTGGGAACATATAGATTAGTAAGCTATCGTGATATTACTGGAGTAAATAAACTACAAGAACAAGGATTTATTAGAGGACCTCTTACAAGTGAGGGCTATCTAATGGTTAAGCCTGATAGTGCAAAAGTTGCAGCATCTCTTCATACCTTCTCCCTTACTAATGACTTAGTTCTATCTGAGTTTAGTGGTCTATTCCAACTAACAAATAAAGTAGCAAGATCATCTTCAATGAGATCTATAGGTGTTGAGAATAAAAAATCTATTGGTCAGGGGATTAGAAGTTATCTTAACAGTAATCCAGAACTCTTTACTGAGAACGAAGTAACAACAACTTTAGATCAGCTACTATATCCAAGTGATACATCTGCTAGTTTAGCACAGATAGTAGATATTGCAAAGAATGATCCAAGACTTGCTAATAATAAATTCATACAGAACTTAGAAACAAGAACTGATGCCGGACGTCCTCATACGTTAGCATTTAGAAACTCTGCAAGTGATGATATGGTTACTGACGGAGAGGCTGTTGCATTCTTAGACTTACTATTATCAAGCAGCACAAGGCCTATTAGAAACTCTAACCTAACTCCAAAGGAACTAGGTAGAAAGCTAATTGATTATGCATTCCTTACTGGAGGTACGAAGTCAGCGGTTGATTTTGTAAGGTTTGTACCAACTAGTTATCTGATAGATATAGGGTTCTTCCAAAAATTAAAACAAGGATATAATTCTACAAAGACTGAAGAGTCTCACGGACTATTAATACAAGAACAGCTCTTACAACATAACCCAGATATGGTTATGCATAGAGTTCGTCTAAGAGCACAGGGAGATGCAAAAGAAATTGTTGTTTTAAATAGAAAACAATCAGATGCTTCTAATGTTGTATTTGATCCTTCTAAAGAATTAATGGAAAAGGCAGGAATTCAGGTAGGAGATAAGAGTGTATTTGTAGTTGACCCTTCATATGAGTACATAGCAATTAAGCCGGCAGGAAAACCAAGAAGAGTATTAAAGTTTGATAGGTTCAGTGGTAAGTATGTAATGCTGGATAACTTAGGCACAGGAACAATTAGTGAGTATAAATTTGGATCTGTTGGAACATCTAACATTGCTGAAAATACAGCAGCTCACTATCTAAGAACTACGGAAACTGGAGCTCCTGCTGTACAAGAAGGCGACCCTGGCTTTGCATTAGATGAACTAGATCCAGCAAGGCCTCTCCCAGAAGTAACAGGGCCTACTCTGCAAAGAGAAGCTACTGCTCCATCTAAAGTAGAAGACTTAAGACGAGCATTTAACAGACCTGAAGCGGCAGACCCTAATGCAGCTCCGTCTGATGATCTTAACGTAGCAGGATCTCCAGTAGATATGGAAGGAGAAAATGCTGTAGAAAATATACCAGAACCTACAGTAGAAGATCTATCAGAGTTATTTAATGCTGGATCTCCTACAGTCAAGCCTATTACTGCCACAGAGAGTGAGCAGGAACAGCTACCGTCTTTGGCTAATGTAAATACAAAGCTAAAGGAGAGTGCTATCTATTCTCCAACAGATGCTGAAGTTATACAGATGTTACAAGAGATATCTCAAAGTTCTGATATGGCACATAAGTACTTAGCTATGGAGATACTAGACTCAGGCATCTTAAATAAAAAGAAATTTAAGATAGTATTTAAGCCTGGTAATGTTACTGATTCAACATTTACAAAGAGTAAGAATCAGGTAGTTATCAATGTAGATCCATCAACTAGCAACTGGAACTTTGAGCAAACATTCCTCCACGAGGTAGGCCATGCTTTAACAAGTCTTGAAATTAAAGCTTATCAAACTAATAAGAATAATTTAAGGAATAAAGCACTAGTAAAATCTTTGGATAAGCTAGACACTCTTCGTGAGTTATTCTTTAGAAAACTAGAATCTAAGAACCCTGATCTGATAGCAAACTTTTTATTACTGACGTCCTCATACGAAAGCACTGACCCTGCTGCAGATAAGGAATTGAGAGATAAAATAGCTGTAATGCAAGCTGAAGGAGATCTAGAAGGCATACAAAAGCTTCTCTATGGAGCTTACGGAGCTACCAATCTAGATGAGTTTGTTACTATGGTTATGAGTAATCAGAACTTTAGAGACTTACTAGATAATACGGTTGACTTTAATCTAACAGACGGTACTATTGATAAGAGCTTCCTGACTCAGATCATGGAGGTACTTAAGGATATGTTCCGCCAGGTCTTTGGACTTGAGCAAAGAAAGATATCTGACTATGCTCTAGAACAAGCAATGTTTGTAGCTAAGGAGAAGGCATATAGCCCAGCGCCGGTAGAGAAGTCGATGATAGTGAAAGTAAATAATGTTCAATATGAGATAGACTCCTCTTCTAATGTTTATAAGATTGAGCCTACTAGAGTAACTACGGTTACAGACAAACAGCTACTACAGAAAATTGAGCTGAGGGCAGCACTACAGAAAGAAAACCTGAGCAAGGTCCGAGAAGGCGACAAGACATTCTATGTGTACGAAGGCTTTAACCGAATCAAGGTAGCATCAATAAGTCCAAAAGGTATTGTAACTGCCATCACTGGTAAGGAGGCTGACGCAGTAATCGCTAAAGCATTCAAGAACTCTGACAGTATCATTACAGGAGAAAAAACTACTTCTCCTACTCAAGAAATACAATATGACAACAACACTTATGTTGTGGATATTGATAGTCGTACAATTACAAATAAAAAGACTGGTAAAGTAATTGTTGCTACATCTCCAATTGGAACAGCAGTAATGAATCAGGTAGATTTTGATACATTAGAAGAAAGCGATACCAATCGTTTACTACCTTTGCAAGGAACTGTAAGTGAGTTCTTACGAGAGCTACAACCTGCAGAAAGAAAACTATTTAACAAGCTAGCTAGCGAGGGACAGCTAAAAACAATTTGTAAGACAGTATGAAGAGTTGCGGAATAACTAATATAGCAGATCCTATTTTATCTGACCTTATCGCTAAGTACGGAGCTCGAGAGGGCTTCCAAACTTATTTTAAAGTCAAGGAGCTAAACCTACCAGAGACTACTATTAGGAATAAGTACTTACCTAACAGTGTAGAGAGAACTACAAATGTAACTCGTAAGATTGACAGAGCAGACAAGCAGCCATCTTTGAATGGTACTACAATGTCAATTGAGAACCAGCTGGGTCTTCTACAGATGAAGACAGAAGACGGCAAAGTATCTGCTTACTATAAAACATTTAATAGTAAAACAGCCGCAGCTAAAAAGACAACAGAGTTACGTAAAGAACTAGGACGTCGGGGTCTAATTAAAAACTACGAAGTAGTACAGCAACAGACACCTGATGGATTTGTTGTTAGACTAAGGCCTGCTATTACATCTACAGCAACTGATGACGTAAGTAGGCTGATCCCAGAAGCAAGCGCTCCTCTAGTAAAAGCTCAGCAAGAAAAATTAAGAGTACTAAATGCTAGACAGAGAGAGCTAAAAAATTTATTACCGCAACTATCTGTAACAGAACAAGCATACGCAGACACTGCTAAACAACTATCTGATACCGAGCAACTTATAAAAAAAACGGAACAGGATGTTCGTAGGTTAAAAGAACTTGATACGGCGGATAAACTATTTGAAAGAGCCGCACAGGATGAAGCATGGCTTGCAGACTTTTTTAGAAAGGGTACATATACTTTTGATGAGCTGCAAGAGGCGATCATTAAGTTTGATAGCTGGGCAGTAAGTGCTGTATCACCGGGTAAACCACATCCATATCTAGACAATCTAGAACAGCAGAATCAATTCTTAGTAGATAAGATGAACAACATCTCTACAAGAATAGCTAGTAGATTTGGAAGCATAATGGAGACCCGAATCAGGGAAGCAGTTATTGCATCTACTAGAAAGCACTCTAATACGTCGGAACTCACAGATGCTGAGATTCTAGAAACATTGCTAGAACAAGATAAAGGGGCCCTAGCTACAGCAAGAGCATATACTCTAAACTTGGGTAAGCAGCAGCCGATCATTATGCAAGCATTGTTTAACAATGTAAACAAGGCAAATAACGATGCACACAATGCAGCGTTCAACCGTATCAATAAACTAAAAGAAGCAGCTCAAGGTCTTAGACAAAGAGACATGGGTGCATTCTATCAAAGAGATAGTCAAGGACGTCTGACAGGTGAGTTACTACAACCTGCAACAGCAGAGTTTATAGATGAACTACGTGAGATTCAGGGTAAGCTACAATATGCATTACTAGAACTAGAAGTTGCAGAGCCTGGATCACAGGATGCCAAGAGAGCTCAAGCTATTAAAAATAAAGCGCTAAAAGAAAGATTCGCATTCTTCAAGCAGAAGGTAGCGCCGATCAATCTATCTCCATTCGTAGCTGATATTTCTAGTTTCAATGCAGAACAAATAGGACTACCTACTGAGATATTCTCAGATGAAGATGCAGATCCAGGTGAAATAAGAGCTGAGTTAGAAAAAAGATTTGGTAAAGCAGAGACTAACCGTATGCTACGTAGACAGAAAGCTATGGCCAATACATTCATCCATGAGAGAGATGCATTAATAGCAGATCTACTTGGATCAAAAGATAAACTCAGTGACCAAGATATAGCACTAGTCAAAGCATGGTCTGCAGAGAATTCACCATTCTTAGCATACAGAGCTCATACAACTAATCAAAGTGTAGGGCCGTCAATACCTTCATTTAAATACACATTGTCTGTACCAAATGAGGCATCTTCAGATGAGAACTACAGAGACATGGTAGAGACCTATCCCGCACAAACTGAGTTCTATGATATTATGGTAGACTTGATTGAAGAAGGTAGAGCTGAAGTTGGAGACATATCAGGATTTATAACGGGTCTAAGCTTACCTGTAATGCAAGCTGGATTCTTTAAAGAGATGGCTAGAGATGGTGTAGGCATGTTACTGCCTAAACTAGTTGATACGATGAGGTTTGCTACAAGTATAGCTAATGAAGAAGCATATCAACAGCCTAATCTACATGAAGATGTTGACGGCATAGTTAACAGAAAAGAAGTTAACGTTAATGCTGTTACTAGTCACCGTGTAAGTAAAATGGTAAACGAAGAATTAGCTAGACTAAAATCAGAGTTTATTGCCGAGAACGGGGAAGAAAAACTAACACGAGAAGTCATTGCGGATCTTAAGAAGACTGCAACAGACAATGTATATACTAAGTCATCTACTAATCTGGTAGGACTAATGAGTATGTTCGCACTTAATGTGCAGACCATCAAAGCTAAAAGATCGATAGAGCCACAAGTACAGCTTATCAAAAACTTTATAGTAAAAGGAGAAACCAAAGCAGGGGCACTAAATCAAAGTGCATCAGTAAAAGCAATGGACTACTTCCTTGACAAAGAGTTCTTTGGTATCGACCCAGGAGACAATGTAGGTAAAGGAGGAGTAAAGGTTAAATCTAGAGAAGAGAAAGAACAGGCCAAAGCTATACAAGAACGTCAGTTAGATGTAGATGAGAAGATCGCAGATCTAGAAGCTAGAGAAGCTGCGGGAGAAATTCTAAGTCAGCCTGAACTAGATGAGCTAAATAATCTACGTGAAGAAGTAAAAGACTTAGATAAGCAGCTTGATAAGATGGGTAGATTCTTTAGAATATCTAAGATCGGAGATGCTATGTTAGGATTGACCCAGTTAATCGGTATTGGATTCTCTCCTGTATCTGCAACAGGTAACGTTGGAATAGGATACTTTGCTAATCAGATAGCAGCTGCAGACGGTAGAGACTTTTCTGCAGGTAGCATGGGAAGAGCATACGGCTACATTCTAGGAGGTAACACTGTAAGGTTCTTTACATTTGGAAAACTAGACCGTATTGTTTCTAACCAACATAGAGATAAGATTAGAAACTTAATTGATGCTAACCAGATGGTAACATCAATATTTGATGAGATACACCATAATACTAGCAAGCTGAATGGCAAGGAAAAAGGTTTTATGAGAGCTTCACACTTAATGGAACGTTCAGAGTTTGTAAACCAAGCGGCCGTTATGGTAGGCATGATGCTAGATACAGAGATAACTCTAGCTGACGGAACTACAATGAACCTGTATGAGGCTTATGACTCAGAAGGTAATCTACGTGAAGACATTAAAACTTATCAAACTAAATCTGCAAAAAGCGCAAAACCATGGGACGAGAGTGAGTTCTTCCAGTATGTAAAACATATTGTAGAAGAAACACACGGTGACTATAACCATAGTGTAATGTTGAAGAAGACGTTCCTGGGTAGATCACTGTCTACATTCCGTACATGGATGTATAGAACATATGCGGCTAGATACTCACCTGAGCACTATGACTCTATTGCTGGATACAGTAGAAAAGGTAGATACAGATCGGCAGCACCTCTCCTGCACCTAGTACCTGGTATTAGCAGTATCCCTATCTTATCAAAGTTCTTACCTCCAATAGTTGTAGCTGGATCAGGGCTAGACGTAGGACGTCTCATCCCAAAATCAGCTAGAGAAAAATTAGGTTTAAAAGAATCTAAACAACAACAGGACCTAGTATCTAGTTTAGGCAAAGTACTTAAAAACTCTGTAGGCATCTATGGAGATTTCTTTAAAGCAATCTTAACGCCGCATAAGTATAAGACTAAGTTTAGAGAAAGACTAGAAGAAAGGGGTCTATCAGATGTAGACACTGCAAACATATCTGCAGTATTCTCAGAGTACTTTATGAGGTCGATGCTAGCGCTTACTATGTTACTACTATATAGCTTATATGATGACGATGATGATGAAGCTAAAAAGAAAGCAATCATAGTAGCAATGAACTTAGGCCGTAGATTTGAAAGAGACCTTGCATTCTATACTGACCCAAGTGAACAAGGACGTACGCTTGATCAGCCTCTACCAGTCATGAGATTAGTAGATGGTTATGAAGGATTCTCTAGATCGATAGAAAGAGTAATGGACGGTAGTAAAGATCCATACCTGCAGTCAGGATTCTACGAAGGATGGTGGGCTCCAACTAAAATGGCATTTAGATATTTACCCGGTCTAACAGCAGTTGACCAGACAAGAAGATATTTAAATATAGACGTAATGTCAGGGAATACTATATCAGATAAAAACGATTTGTACAGGGCATTCGAGGATAACCTAGCAATGCCGGATCAAGATTAATTATCTTTTACCTCCGTTGTAAACTACAGCGTGGCCTTCTTCTATAAGCTTTTTATTAAGATTTACTAGAGTAAGTCCGCCCTGGCTATTGCACAGGTTTAGCTCCCCTAAACATCTCCCAAACTTACCTACACCGTGAGAAGTAAGTTGAATCTCATCTGCCTCTAATAGAAGTTCCTTGACTCTAGCTTTAGCTGCTAGGCCTCTTGCCTTTTCTTCTAAGTCCCTTGTTCTAGACTCAGGAGTATTAATACCCATAAAGCGTATTCGTTTCTTTACTGATACATCAAACCCTAAATCAATTTTAGCATCAATGGTATCCCCATCAATAACTCTAATTACTTCTATCTTGTAAGTATACATTATTCTTCGTCTTTCTCTTCTTGTTTCCTTATCATTCTAGGACGAGTAGTATTACCATCAGCAGCATCAGTCATACGTTGATTGATTCCTCCAGTCTTCATTTTAGTATTCGGTACGGCCTTGCCGTTGAATATATAACCTTTCTTTAAATGTTTCATTTAGTCCTATGTTTTTTAAGGATAGCTAAACTATCTTCTAAGTCTTTGTTAATCTTTTTCTTCGTATGATGCTCTTTGGGACTAAAAGGAGAAGGGTATTTTCTTTCCACTAAGCCTAGTGCAATGTAGCGGAATACAGTTCGTTTATCGCACTCTAATGCTTCAGCTGCCTCCGATACGTGTTCAAATAAATTTAACGCCTGTTGAATCTTTTCGATTCTCATTTCTTCTATAGTTTGTAGTTTCATGACGCTAGTCTTTATATTGTTTATATCTATTACCTATAGCTTGTAAGGAACCCTGTGTAATTGAAGGACAATCGCTGTCATTGTAGAATCTTGCATCTAGTAGTTGACCTGAAAATGGATCATTAAAGCTACCTCTTATACCTACTGTATCCAAATTCCACGCAGTGCCTGTACCCATAGAATTCACCGAGGCAATAAGATATCCATCTATATTGTAAAAATTTAAGACGTTAGTGTTTGCAGCTCTTTGTAGTATGAGCACCTCTACGTCGCTGCCAAAAGTATAAGATACAGAACTATTGTCTGTATTGTTTGTAGATATAGAAAGTTCAGAACTTTTACTTGAATTAGCCTTATAAATTATACCAGTCCCCCCAGATGCAATACCAACATACCCTCCAACGTCAGAGCTATAAGCCAATACACGATCAGCACTAGTGTCTAGATCTACAAAAGCAAACACCCAAAACCAATTTTCAGTAAAATTCATGTGCTCAGCACTGCTTAAGATTAAAGAGTCATAACACCATCAAAGTTTAAAGATGTTGCAAAACCTGCTAGCTTAGCATTATTTCCTAACCCTTTATGTTGGGGTTGACCATTGGAATTAGCCTGATCCCATGTTCTACTACCTACACTACCTTTAGATCCTACACCTGTTCTTTTAGTGTCCGTGTTAACAGTCGGATCAAATGCTGATAATCTTACTTTTGCTTTTCCCATTATGCTGCGTCTATTGATACGTTATCTATAACTACTACATTCGAATCTAGGAAGCCGGGGATACTTATAAATACATCAAAGTCATATATTTCTCCTGTTCCTGCAGCATCTAAGTTTGCATCAGATCCTCCTGAGTCCAAGAATGTGGCTACTGTAAGATTGACTGCTTCATAATTATCTGGATCTCCTCCTATCGTTATATCACTAGTTGCTGTAGAAAGAAAATAAAAGACTTGACCGCTACCAGTATACTGAAAAATATTAAAGGTTTTAGTTCCAATTCTGTGACTATCACTTCCAAGAGTATCCTGATTCTCAACTGTTAAAGTCGCAGTACCATTTACTTTAGCTCCATCAGATTGTGTAATTCCATCTACTAATGCAGTTTTAGTATCTATGTCAGTAACTTTAATAACTACAGCAACATTTTCATCATCAGTATCTACTATAGAAACTTCTTCCAACGCTAGTTGTATAAGGGCTAGAGGAGTCTTAGGCTCACAAGCTAAACTATTTCCTAATGCTAACTTCATCTTGGATCTTCATTATTAGACCAGTCATCTCCTTTAAGGATAGTACTTATCTGTTCATATGTATAATCAGTTGTGCCATCTAAAAATGATGGTTTAGCGCCAAGATATTTAATAACAACCTGCGTACCATCCAAAGAATGCCTAAGCTTATTTGCGTTAGTAAACGGCAGTTGAGAAAAGTCTAACGACCCTACATCTGATTTATTTATTATTGTCCATCCCATATTAACTTGGTGTTTCGCTACTTGCTGTTGGATTTCCTTCTAAACTTGCATTTACTCCTACTCCACTATGGTCCGTTTCCAGATCAGATTGCGAAGATCCTTCAAATCTATAGTAGCGCTGCAGACCGTCAACCATACTTTGAGTATAATTAGTCCCAGCTACATTAAGATCATTAGGTGCGCCTGAGTTGTATATCTCACTTATAGCGTTTGCATCTAAAGCCAAGTTCCATATAGCACACTCATCTATCTGCCCAGTCATATGCTGAGCGGCAGAACTAGCTTCCATATCTGCACCAAAAGCAAGTCCATCGTGTCCACTAGATACTTCAGTGGCTTCATGAAATTCTTTGGTTTTAGTTGCTGCTGTTGTTACTGAAGATCCATCTAAGAATAATTCCTGTGAACCATTAGTAGAGTTATCTACTCCTTTCTTTACTACATATACTACGTGCACCCAATTATTTGCATTTCCACTACCAAATTTAGCGTTGTTTAGTAGAAACAACTGGCTCCAAGATGCATTACCAGATTTACCAGTACCGGTTACAGCTTGAAGACCGGCATTAACATAAATAAAGTTAACTTGAAAACTACCTGATAATGCACCAGAAGTATCGCTATGCCCAAAAAAGCAAAAGCTGGTATTATACGGAGCTCTTACCCACATAGAAAATGAGAAATCGTTACGCTGTAAAGTTTGGAGGGCAGCATTAGAATAATTAGTATCTACAAAATCACCTGTACCATCAAGGTCAATAGACTGAGCATTAGCATACCCTGCTACTCTAGAGTGTTGGTTTTCACTTAACCCTGATGGACCGCCTAATCCCAGTCGTAGCATTTATTTTTTAGCTTTCTTTTCTATAGTTCTACCAGCAAAGTATGCACCGAATGCTGTAAGCATTAGTAGCTCTAACAAAGATACGTAAGAGTCTTTTACATTAAACGCTACATTATCCATGCTATCGATCATCATAGTGATCATAAACATAGCCATAAGACATATAAGTGTTAATGGTCTAATCATCTTAGCTAACTTAACGTCGCTACCCATGTCAGCCTTCCAGCGCTCTGTAACATTCTCTTGAAACTTAATCTCTGCATCAACAGCAGCCATGCCAGCTTCTGTATCTACATCAGGATCTTTATCGATAAGGTTTTTTACTACACCTAGTGCTCCATTGTCTGGTAAAAGATCTCCTACCACTCCTAATACATTCGGAGCCTTTTCTGCTAACCAAGAACCTAGCTTGGTGTCTTTAATTTTTTTTGCCATAAAAGCAAATTTACCACAAAATACGGAATTCTGCACCATTTGCAGCTTCTAATATCTCATTAGCTTCATTAAAGTTAGAGCACTCCCAACGTATTCCTTTATAGTTAGCGTACACAGGATGTACAGATTCTAATACAGTGCAACCTTTTAACAAAGGTTTATAAGCTTTTGCATGTCCACCCCAAAGCATAAAGATACAGTCGGGTCTCCATTCAGCTATAGTCTTAAGGACACCTTCTGTAAACTTCTTCCAATACTTACTATGAGATCCAGCCATACCCTTCTCTACGGTAAGAGCTGTATTAAGCATAAGAACTCCTTGTTTAGTCCAACGAGTAAGACTGTGGTCGAAGATAAGATCTGTGTGATTAATATCTCCATATGCAAATACATCTTCAATCTTACGTAAAGATGGACTAGGTGATAGATTATCAAAATCTATTTCATTAGCAAAAGCTAGACCAGTAGCCCTACCATCATGGTATGGGTCTTGGCCTATAATAACTACACGCAAGTCTTTCCAAGGCGTCTCTCTAAATGCACGAAATACATTAGGTTTAGCAGGATAGACAGTTTTATTTCTATATTCTTCGTTAAGCTTATCAAGAAGCTTATCAGCATAGCTAGAAGAAAGAAGGTCAGCTAAATTAGCCGACCATCCATCTCCTAGTTGCCTCTTCCAAAAATCATTCATCAAGAAAATTTTCATTAGGGGTTAACTTACCGGGCATAATCTCACGTTTTATGTCAGCATGAAGTACATCATACTTAGGGTCATAGATAGACCATAGTTCACAATCTTTTAAACTGTGTCCTATAACCTCTTCTTTCTGACGTCGTAAGTCTTCATCTTTCTTGAACACTTTAGTCAGATAGTCTTTATTACCTAAGTAGTCATAGTACAATACACTTGCCATATCATGAAGGTTGAATCTAGAATATTCACCTCTAAGAAAAGCCTCGTACGATAGTAAAGAATCATTAGGAATCCTATAGACCTTTACACTGTAGTGAGTATTTGCAATATCATAAGAGTCTACAAAACCAGGAGTATTCTCGAGAGCTTTCTCGAAAAGTCTAAATCCTATATCTTGTACATTTGTGTGTACTACAGATATATGATTCTTCTGGTATTTAGGAACGTCTGCATCATATAGGTATGCGTTCAATAACCTGCTACCCAAACCCTTGTAAGGAATATGGTATTTAAATATACCTTGAGTAAACGGTACTAATGGTAGTAAGAATATACTAGCATTGTTTCTTCTGGTTATCTTAGCTACGTCCATGGCATTGTCCCTTGTTTGTAATACTCCATTGGATAGTTCCATTGATCAGACTCAATGTGAAAATCCAAACGATTAAAAGCGGAATCAATACCTTCATAAACTCTCCCGTTATACTCAAAGTCTGCTGTAATTCTATTATCAACATGACTAGGAGCATCCCAGATAGTAGCCGGTAACTCACCACGAGAATCTAAAACAATAAATCTAGGAGTGAGAATAGTGTAATCAGTAGGAACTAAATCACAGTAGTAAGCCCCCAAGCTATAGAAATATACCTGGAAGTCATACCTGTACTTTAGAATAGTTGATTGAAAGAACATTGCTTGTGCACTAGTCTTTATATCATAAACTCGCACAGTTTTATTCTTATGATCTATGTGAAGTAGATCTATCTCACCTTTACACTCTCTAGTTCTGAAAGTGAATTTTAAAACTTTTTTGAATAGAATAGAACAATCATTAGCCTCTGCTCTCTTTGGGTCAAAAAGATAAGCAGTAATTGGATTGGTCAAAGCTTCCGATGATACCCTCATACCAAGGTCATAGTTAGCTTGATCAATACGAATCTTACCTTCAGCTCGTTTAAGCTCATAGTAATATTCAGCCCCTAAGTCTAATAGTTTAGACACACAGGTCTCGTCTTTCCAACTCTTACCGTAACCACAAACTCTGCAGGCTTGCACCATAACATCATGATCTATCTCAGATAAATGCTTAGTTATACTTTGCTGAGCCAACAGCTTTAGCACTTTAAGAACAGACTCACTAGGAGCATCAGCTTTAATTATGTAGTACTTCTCATTAAGATAGTCATCATCTTGGATTAAAGCATCTTCTACAAACTGGCCAAACAAAAAGTGAGTACGTTCTCCTGAGTCATCATATGCGCTAAGATATCTTTGCGGATGATGTAGGAGTAATTTTAATCTAGATTGATTGATAGCATCAAGTGCTCTATATTCATTACTTGTCATCACTCTTATAAATTATATCGTATACCAATTTTCTGTTCTCAAAAGTTTTCACATAGTGAACAGAATACGCTGTACTATTTAGATACTCAACCGTATCATCAGGCAGTACTCCTGCTTTGACAAGCCCATCATTTAGAGACTTCAACCATATAAATGCTAAGTTATCTAAATCCCAGTTAGGCTTATACCTATCATGAGGAGGCTTCCAGGTAATCTTACCTTTTACCATTCTAACAGATCCATAGTTCTTGGGGACATAAATATGAAGATGCGTACCTATGGGAGTAGGAAATTCTAATCCCATAGGTATGTGTGCATCTACAAATTCGTGAACTTGTTTCACTGTCTTCTCACGCACATAATGATTAACGCCAGCATAAATCTTGTTGTAACCAAGCTTCATGTTTTTTGTTTTGCTAATCTTTACGTGGCTAGGAAACTTAGGCAGTACTATCTTATGCCTCTTGCGTCCCATTGATAACCTTAACTCTACCTTCAGTCTGTCCCACTAAGTCTTCAGGATTAATCTCAACAATATTGTTGAATATAGATTGTATTGAAGTTTCTGTAATTTCGGTAGGAATTAGGTATTCATCATCGCAGGCTTGAGTATTTACATTGCTAAGCATAGTAATAACTTGCTCAGCTGTAATAGTTTGATAGTCATGTTCAAAGGTCTTCATTGGTACGCCGATAATTTTACCTTGATCGTCATACTTAGCTACACCTACGGCCATGTATTCTTTAACACGCATTTTACCACGGTCAGCATAAGGAACAGCACGAACGTTCATAGGATTAACAAGACAGATTAGACCAGAGTCACCAAAGTAATTTTGTTGTAACCAGTTCTCGCCTGCTACATGTAGGCCTCTAGAACATTGATTATTAGGATTGTTATCAATCTGACTTTCTGGTAGACTTACAGGCTTACCAAACTCAATATGAGTACGACGAGAGTAGTGGTCAGTATACACAACCTTCTGCCCGCTGTTCTCAAAGACATCTATTAGTTCAGCAATGTTACCTATAAAAGTACCGCCGTCTTGGCCGCCCTCTGAGTAACCAGTAGCTTCGTCATGAACTTCAAACTTACCCTCATAGTTACGAGAGATATTCATGTTATTAAGATCTAGACCCATAGACTTCCACTCTGAAGTAGAAGCATAGATAAAGTCATGAAGATCAATATCGTCTACCATAGCATCTTTCTTGTCAGCATTACGATAAACAACTAGGTAGCCCTTGTCTGTAAGTTTGATACCGTGCTTATCACAGAACTCAAACAAACGGTCACGAGTATCAGCATTAGGATTTAGACAAGCTAAGCTCCAAAACTTCATCAAGGCTTCACAGTCTTTCTCGTTATCCTTACGAGCCATGAATTCTCTAACAACAGTCTCAGGCATAGCGATGTCTATGTTCTTAGCATAAACACGATTATCCTTAACCTCTAGATAAGGATGGCCATTAGTACGAATATCATCAGCTAGTGCTACAATATCACGTTCTTCTTCTACTCGTGCTGATTGCTCAATAGCTTGAGAGATCTTAGACTCTGCAGAGTAGCTAAATATTTTAGCTACATCTACAAGGTCTAAATCTTCTGAAGCTTGTAAGCTTGCAAGAGCAGTCTCGGTTTCTTCACCATTGGTGAATGTTTTCTGGAAGGTAGTTCCTTCCACAACAGCAATCAAAGTATTGCCAGTTCTAAAGTACTGCATTAGTATTATAGATTATTTAATTAATAAAAGTTTGTCTCTCAAACATTTTTCAGCAAGAGGACGATTAGATGCCGCTAAAAAAGCAACAAGATCTCGTTTACTTATATAACCCAACGTCTCATATATTTTATCTACTTTTGTCTCAGCCTTAACGTGAGACTCCAAAGCAGGTAGTTGCTCTAAGTTAAGAGATTTACCTTGTAAATAAAATATTTTGACTAGGTGATTAATAAATTCTTTAGGTAGGTTTGCTTTGTAATCAGGCAGATACTTATACATATCTACATAAGGAACCTTTGTAGGTTTAACATAGGCCTCTGCGGAATTATAGCAACTTACTAAAGTACGATATCTCTCAAAGAAAACCAAAGTTTCTAGTACAAGATTATCATCAATATACCAGTCACTAATGTTAATTACATTCTCACATTCCTCCGACATAATTTCCATGATTTCAGCATCACGCTTAGCTACACTTATTACAGTCGTAGACATGCTACGAAAATTATGGAGCAGTCTTAAAGTACACTTTAGTGCCTCCTCCTCAGAGCGTAAGCCCCATATAACTTTCTCACCTTTTAGATTTTCAATAGTAGATATGTTTAAATCAGATGTTATCGATACCCTATCATCGTAGTAATTATTATCAGTTTCTCGATATTCCCTATACCTAATCTCATCAGTTCCTACAAGAGTTCTGTTGATACTAGCTTTAGCCTTCTTCTCAAACTCATCAGGGACTTCAATCTCAGAATATGTATGATCAAAGAAGTTCTCAAAGTATTTATCAAGTATGTCTTGATACCAAGCAATCTGCTTACGCCAAGTATGTTTATTCTTTGCGTTTAACTTTAAGATGACTTTATAGTCTTGAAGTTTAAGATTATCCCTGTTATCTCTAAGCAAAGGGATATCTCCTGCACCTATGTCTTGGTGAATCCATCTGTTCTTTCTAGGATTAGAATCATCATCCATGAAAATTCTTTTTCCATCTATTCTATCAAAAGTCCAGTCACCGTACTCAGGTACAGCAAAGCTATGCTTATACTTCCAATCAGATCCATAACCCTCATACTTTAAGTTCCTACCATTTGCTAATCTCCTGTAAGAAACAACAGCATACTTTAGAAACTCATTCAAACCCTCTTTTAAACAAGTAGGATTTAGATCTGGATTAGGTAAATACTTAACCTTACTAACATCAATGGTAACACCTAAGTCTGAAATATCTAGACGGTTTTTCGGACTAAAAGCAACTTTACACTGTCCCGCTATAGCAGTCGCATATACTTGTAGATCCTCAGTGCTAGCTGCAGGAGTAGCAAGTTTAACTAACTCACGAGTAGCCTCTTGCATTTTGTTATTAATCTTCTGAACAGCTTCATCAGTATACCTAATGTCTTCACGAGTAAAGATAACAGGTAGATCACCTATATCAAACGTAAGTGAAATAGGTAGTCTAGTTTCAGTCTTACCAATAGCTTCCCAGTTAATAGGATATACAACCTTTCCAATTAGGAGCATCATAGACCCGTGCTCAGCATTAGGCTTCCAAACAAAATTATTACCTTTATAAACTTTAAAGTCCTCATTAAGATGTTTAAGTTTACCGCCGTAACTAACATTGTCAAAGTATTCTAACTGTTGTTTGGTCTTGTCTTGAAATCTAGAAGTCTCATCCCAATTATCTTTTAGGTAAACCTTGACCTGAGTACCATTACGTTTGTCAGTTTCAGTCTTGTTAACTAAAGAAAGCGTAGGGGCATCAGTAGTCTTATGTAACATATAAGTATACTCAGTACCATCAAAACGTGTACGAATGTGTACAAGATCAGTATAACCTAAACCAGATTTAGAACCCATACCAAAGGCACCAATCTGATCATTAGTCTCTTCTTTAGTAGAGGTTAGATATTTCATAAAAATATTAGCAGCTCTGTCCTCTGATATGCCTACACCGAAGTCTTCACATGCCCAGTACCAGCCTGAGTGATCTTCTTCTAGTGTAACATATGCAGGAGTATCAACCTTAGCTTCTATGTGAGAGTCGAAGCAGTTGCTTACATACTCTCTAATCAAAGAAGCAATAGGATCTCTATACGGGGACTGCAGTAGGTCCCACATCTTATGTAGCTTGTCTTGAGCAAGCTCTGCCTTAATCGAAGTCATCTGCATGTTTGTATTCACATCTACAGAAGACGACATTTGTTGTAGTTTCATATTAGTAAACTCTGTAATAATTTTTTAGCAAGGGGTTTATCGTGTGTCTTAATCAAGTCACTAAAGTCTTTAGATTGATACTCACTAGGAATCTCTATCTGTGTAAGACTAAACTCAGTCGCGATCTTATTACCTAATTTTCTACCAGGATTATTTGGATTATCAAAGTCATTGTCGTATAGGACATACACTTTACTAAACCTATCTTTTAGTTGTTGAACTACATGTTGCTTAGGCTTCATAGCTTCGCCTTGTAAGGCTATAGCTGGTAGGCCTACAACATCTACTATACTCATAGTATCTTTTCTAGATGATGTGATAACCAGTTGGTTACCTGTCTCAGGGAGCTGAGACCAACCCTCCCATACGGATTGGTTGTTATTACTTATCCATTTGCGTTCTTTACTAAAAGGCTGATAGATCTTAAATGTTAAGATACCGTCTTTAAGTTCACGATAAACGTACGATTGTCGGTCAGCCCTAACAGGGTGACCATTAAAAAACATAAAATCAATAGGAGAAACAAGATATTTCTCAAGGGTAGATTTTCTGATCCCAAACTGGGTCCAGAATTCTTTATCGGATTTTTGCCACTTTCTAGTTCTTATACCTATTTCAACCTGCTTTTTCTCAGGTATAGGAACTCTTGTAATAGATGCAGCAATCTTTTTAAAATCTGCTCCATCTCTAATACCAAGGTCTCGGCCTATAATCTGAAGTGCACCAGAGAAATCAGTGCCTTCTTTTCTAGCTATTAAACTCCAGATGTTGCCTCCCACACCAGTTGCAAAATCTCTCCAATAGAGAAACCCTGCCCTCATCGTTACACCGAACGATGGGACAGAGTCTTCTCTGAATGGAGACTGGTTAGCTCTATCTAATTTTAACTTTGGAAAGTATCGTTTAAGAAGATCATACTCAGAGACTAGCTTGAGTATCTCATCTTTATAAACAATAGGGTCAAAGTCAGAACTATTTAGATCATATTGTTTAGTTCCAGTCATCATCATCAGAAGCTGTAGTTACAGCTCCAGATGTTTCTTCAGCAGCAGGTCGCTCGAAGTTCTCAATATTACTAGGCTTAAGTCTAGAATCTTCTTTAAGAACATTCATATTCTCTACAAAAGGTACAAACGTACGCACAGAAAGATACTGTCTTTCTCTACCAACTGTACCATAGTTAGTCATTACTCTAACTTGAGGAGCCATACCAGATTCTTTTAGCATCTTCATAACTCCGTCAAGAATTACGCTAGCAGTACCTGCAGGGAACTGGGCATCAGAACCACAGAAACAATTAGCTATATGCTTAAGCTTCTTCAGGAACTTAATAATGTTCTCTTCTGTATCATCATCCTTTGGGTACCAGAAGGCAACATTGACTTCAGCCCCGCTTGAATCAGCAAAGAAGATCTTGTAATCAGGAGCATTAGGATTAGACTTGTCGTCTTGTTTAGTACGCTCAACACGAGCTTTACAGTTTTCGACTACGCCAGCAACTCCATTATTAAAGATTGCTACGCTTTTACCGGCATCATAAGATGCATCGTTTAAGTTAAATGTCTTAGACATGTTTAGTAATTAGGATTGTTAAAATCAGATACTTCTTCGGCAGTATCAACGCCGTTTGTAATTGGAAGAGAGTCAACGAAGTTGTGAACATCTAGTGTTACTTCTTCTTCGCTAGGTGTCTCTAGTGATAATGTAAATGCTTTCGGGTCATCATTGATTGCATTTACTAGTAGGAAATTGCTATTAGCTGTCTCATCTAGATTGTAAGTCTTTACAAAGTGAGACCATAGCTTACTGTCCTTGAATGTAAGACCAGCATATTCTTTCTTTACTCGAACAGTATGTCCTTGACCTTTCGGTAATTCCATGCCTGTAGCATTGACAATGATTAACATGTCTTTAGTAAAGTCAAATGCAATCTGACCTTCATCTTCAAGTCCTAGTTTTTCACATGCTAATGGATTAAGAACCATTAGTTTGGCCGTACGTGGTCCAGCATTCTTACATATAGTAAGAGCGTCCATATTAGGACATAAGTCCACTGATTTTGCAGATGCTTTACCCCTCTGCGAAGGGATTCCAAAAGAAAACTCCATTGTTTAATTTTTAGATGTTATAATAATTACGAATTGCGAGGTCAACATAACCGAGATCATTAGGTATGAACTCATCATCAAAGAGACCAATAGGACTCTTACAAGTATCGGCGCCGCTGTTGACAGTACGGAAACCAAACTTAATACCTTGCCCAGACATCTTAGATGGCTCAGCATACAATACAATAGAACTAAATGATTCAGGAACAAACTTCTTTAGTTGTTGACCCTGAACTGCAATACGTTCTTGTGGAAAGCCATTATCATCAAAGATTGATTCCGGATGAGCAAATAGATAGACAATAATATCATCTCTAAGTTTATCATTAATGATATTTAAGAGATCATATTGGGCGCCCGCAAACTCTGCCCACTTATCGAAGCCAGATCTTTTACGGAATCTATTCGACATAACGGTATCAGTCTGAAGACGAGACCAAGTATCTATAACAATATTCTTAACATCGTTATTCTTGTTCGCCGGCTTAAGAATCAAATCTATTACTTCTAGAGTGTCACTAGTCTTAAAGTAATTACCTTTCTCTTTACTATATATACCTGTAAAACCAGGGGCCGGTAAAGGCTTTTGGTCAGTATTAATAATAATAGTTTCATCTGGATTAAGTCCTTGTATACCCGCTTGAGTAATAGGACAAATAGAGGTAGACTTTCCAGAGCCTGATCTACCTACAACATACACTAGTGTTGCCATTTAAGTATTATTTATATTTGAAAAATATCCCAGAACTTTCTTTAGTAATTCTGGCTTTGCGTTTATCTCGTCCATAGTGGGGAGTTCTTTTAGTTTACCTATAGCCCCGATAAAGCCCATAGCAATATCGATATTATCAAGACCATCTCGATTCTTTAGTACAGAGATACCACGATAGAATGACCCGAAAGTATTCATATCATAGCCATTGTGGTTTTGTAAACGATGTCGGATAGGATTAAAAAGAGCAATCACAGTATCAGCATCTTGTGCTGGGTTACCGCTGTCTTTAAAATCTGATAGCTGTGGATCAGGATGAGAGTTAGACTTACGGTCCATACCCTCAATAGATCTGTTGAACTGGCTAACTACAACAGGAGAGAATCCACATCTATTACGAAACTTAATAAGTATTTCTGAAAGATCATCAATAGCTTTCTTCTTATTACCGCCGTGATCTTTATTAGGAGTAATCAAACCAACGTGGTCTATAACTACTACTACAATTAGATTGGGGTCATTAGGAGTAAAACTCCAGTAACCATCATCTTTCTTACGAATCTTACCTATCTGATTAGCGAGAGCTAGTAAATCCTTATAGATAAATAAAGGACTAACAGAGCCATCTACAAACTCAACATAATCTGTAAGTGTATCAAAATAATCTTGGGCTTCCCCAAGTAATCTACTTTCTTCACTAGATAATCTATAGTTACCTCGACCAAAGATTTTGTTTACACTAAGCAAATACTTACCATCAGACTGTTCAAACACTCTTCTAGCCATAAGCTTAGCCATAAGCGGCATAGTAGCCATCTCTAGGTTGTAGTATTTAACTTTAATCTTCAAGCGATTATCAGGATTTGCAAGTATGTGCTCAATAGGATTGATAACATAAGCATCTAGAACAGCAGAGGACTTACCAGTACCAGTACCGCCGCCCCATAGATCATAACGTCCATGTTGAACATTACAGATTACATTGGTTAATCTATTGAACCCCATAGGCAAACCCTCGTTAAGGCCTTGCTTACCACGTTCAACTTCTTTCCAAAAATTACTTTTGATTATGTGCAGATCCTCGCTCATAGCGATTGTTTTGCATTTCTCTTGATTCTAGTTCCATACGGCGACGTTGTTCAGCAACATGGTCATAAGCCTCAGCTTGGCTCAGTCCCTCGTCCTGCATTAGTCTCCAGACTTCTTTCATCCAGCCCATTGTTCTCATTTTTAAGGTTATACTTATAAGTTATCGGTTTGTTAAGCTTTTCTAAAGCTTCAGCTATCTGCTCAAGAGCACGGATAGCCCTAGGTAGGTCAGCTTCTATGAGCTTCCTACCCATACGGGTTTCATGTAATTCCATATGTTAGATTGTTTGGCGTCCTGCCTGATTAAATACTTCTTTAGTATTAGCAAGTTCAAGGACCTCTTCGCAGAAAGCTGCAAGTCTAGATGTGACTGAATCAGAATCTTTTTTGCTGATTACATAATCAGCTCTTTGAAGGTAGCGGTAGTTACTAACTCGTTCAGTATTTACATACCTAGTTGCTGCATTAATGATAAGCTCACGATCAGAATACTCAGGGTACTCTGCAATAAACTTAGTCATCTTTTCAATGCAAGACTTTCTCGAGCCCATAGCACCTGCCTTCTTGTTCTTAAAGACTGCACGATAATCATCTATCCAGTCAATAATGTCTTGATTCTTAGGGGTCATTTTATTACTAATAATAATCTCAGATAAGTCATCGCTCCAAGACAGTAAATGTCCAGAGGATACTAAATGATCTTTATCTATCTTAAGCAAGTTCTTCTCTAGAATTATTTTTAATAATCCTTGATTAGTTTGCAATAGTTGGATAAAGACTTGTTCATCGGGAGTCAATGCTTCAGGATGAACACAGTTCACTATTATTTTCATGTTTCAATAAATCAATTAAATCGTCTTCAGAAATCTCTGTTACATTCTTAGTACCTTTTTGGCGTTTCTCTAGCCAACGTTGTTCCTGTGTGTCCTTGCTGTAAAGATTAATGATAAGGGCTTCCTTACCTTCTTTAGCACGAACAGTACGGCCAATACGCTGAACATTAGTAAGCTTGCTACTATAGCCAGCGGCAACAACAGCAAGCGAAAGATCAACGAAATCAAATCCAGCATCCAACGCTTGCACAGAGGATATAATGCGAGTAGAGGTCTCAGGATTTTTGAAGTCCTCCAGGATTTCTCGTTGTTTTTTCTTACCAATTTTACTATGAAATGTGACAGCTCTTTCTCCAAGTTGATCAGTAATCTGATCGGCGAACCCAACTGATTGTGAGAATATTATCCCATATCTGTCGGGACATAAAGATACGATATCTTTAACAATATCCACTTTATTTATGTTGTTAATACAAAGGTTTTTTCGCTTTCTCATGGTATTATAATACCGACCAGCTAGCGCCTGTTTTGCTTTGTCATCATGTCTTAACCAGGTATTTGCTGTACGTAAAGTATCAGGTCCATATGCACTAATCTGAGATGCTACATGACGAAACTGATTGTTAGCTTTTGTGTACTCAGACATATCTTTAAGCGTCATCATAACAGGAACATTATACACTTTGTACGGACTAATCCATTCGTGCTCTAGACACTGTTCAAATGTAACTATATCAAAGATGGCATACCTGTTAAGAATATCTTCATGACGTCCATCCTGCCTCTTGATAGTAGCAGACAGACCCAGAAAGTATTCATGTTCTATATCTAGTATAACGTCTCTAGTATCAGTAGGAACAGTATGAACCTCATCACAAACTAAAAGATCACACCCAAACTCTGAAGGTCTCATAGCAGCTGTATTATTAACTACAACTGTAGTAATATCCGCAATGCCAAAAGCTTGGAGCTCTTCCTCCCACTGTTCTTTAAGAACAATAGTAGGTACGGTAACAGTAGCTGTCTCTATTAAACCTTTCTTCTTTAGCCCACGGATGCCCATCATGGCTACCCTAGTCTTACCGAATCCGGTCACAGCCTGAAGACAGCCCTGGTATCCCTGGACTGCCCATGCATTTAAACTTTGTATTTGTCTTTCATCTCTAGTCATTGTTATGTTCTTTTTGTACTTGTTACTTCAAGTCCGTGTCGTTTTATATTTCTCCATAAGCACTCTTTGGTAATTCCTAGAGCTTTCGCAGCGTCAGTTACGTAGTCGTAATAATCTAAAGCTTCTTGCATCTTGTCTCTACGCATTTCTTTAATCGTCATGGTAATTCATTTTTAATTTTCCTCCATATATCAGGGTATTCCTCTATCAGTATACGTTTGAGTGTTTGTAGTTCACTCCAAGTTTCTCTAATAACTTTAGCTTGATTTTGTATTGTTCTGTCTTTAGCAGCCATCACAATAAATTATTAAGTATTTTAGCTGTTTGAGCCTCTTCAGGATACACTTGGATATAGTCTTTTACTTTATTGCAAGCATACAAAACAGTAGCATGATCTTTAAACATGGTAACTCTCTCTCCACTTCTTGTCATCTTTCGATACATAAAGTATTGACCTATACTAGCATATGTAGTTCCTAATGTTTCTCTAATTAAATACATTGCCCAATGACGGGCAGTTACAACTTCGTGTTGTTTTCTATGACCTAGTACAGCGTTCATAGATACATTAAAATAATCAGATACTATTTGAAGAATCCTCTAAGCTTCATCATCGTCAGCATCAGGTACAGATAAAACAAGAGGGAGATTTTCCCTCTTGATTATCTTATCTAATACCTCTCTTCTATCTACTCTAGCCATACCGGCATAGAACATAGGGTCTATTATTACTTTTTCCAATGGTTGGATATTTCTGGATCAGCAATCATAGGTATCCGCCGCATAAATTTATTAGCGCCTTCTTCCATAAACTGCTTAACCTTTGGTTTAACATCATCTACGATCTCTTCTGGGCATTCTACAACTATCTCATCATGAACTAGATTAACAATCCTAACTACACCAAAGTAGTTATTATCCATGATCCATTTAAATAGTTTGATACCAGCATACTTTGTTTGAGATGCAGCTGTACCTTGAATTACATAGTTTAGGCCTTTACGTTCGATAATACCTTTCATTTTAAAGTATTCTCTTACAGTAGGCTTGTAATATTCTAAGTACTCTTCAGTCTCAAATGATTTATTCTGCCTGTAATCATCCCAGAAACCAGGTGTATCTATCTTTTCTTGTAAGGCTAAAAAGTCATCATAGAAATCTATAAAAGACTTACGTTTGCTTACAGGATCAATTAAAACATACCCAGTTGACAGTGGCTTCTTCTTTGCTATCTCAAAATAATTCTTCAATCCACTAAAAGCTTTGAAGTAATCCTCCTCCGCACGTTTAGCTATATCAATAGGAATGTTCAGGTTTCTACTAACCGTCTCACCCGTACCGCCATAGGCTAGTGCAAAGTTGAAGCCCTTCATTACCTGTCGCTTATCCTTGTGGAACTTCTTTATATCCTCAAGTGTGACAGTAGCTAGTTCTTCATATACTACCTGAGCAGCATACGAATGTAGATCCGCACCTCCAGAAGTGTAAAACTTCACAAGGTTAGGTTCATTAGAGATATCAGCAAGTATACGTGACTCTTGAGAAGCATAGTCACATACAATAATCTTGTTACCAGGCTCAGCTGTAAAACAAGATCTATGTCTATCATCAGAAGGTATCTGTTGCAGATTAGGACTTTTTGTACGTCGATTGCCGCAAGACATACGACCAGTATCCTTTATCTGTCTAAATGTTGTATGAATTCTATTTGTATTCTTATTAACAGAATCTAGAATAGTTTGACCAAAAGAACTCACGAGTTTAGTAGTTTTACTATACTCTATGTAAGTCTTCAGGATCTCAAACTTATCTACCTGTTTACTAATAAGTTTCATATCTACACTGTGTTTATTAGCTTTGGTATCCCAGGTGTCAATACCTATAAGTTTAAATAACTCAAGGACTTGTTTATCTGAGTTCCAATTAATAGAACACTTTGTACCTTCTTCGAACAAGCTAAGCTGATTGTCGATAAACTTAGAACCAGGATAATTATCTATTACCCAATTACTTAGTTCTTCAACCTTTATAGCTTGTTTACGTTTATCTTCCTGCATTTTAACAGACCAGGCTGCCGTATCTAAATGAATACCGCAGTGCTCTATATAAGCTAGAGCTACAACGAACTTATTTTCGAGGGATGCACAAGAGGAAAGATCATTGTTATCAAGAGCAAGTTCCTGTGATTCTTTGAGCTTATGCAGATATTGCACGTCAGCTGCAGAATACTGGATCACTCTTGTCGAGTATCTTTCTTTGTGTATTAATCCTCGGATCTCTTTTTGTAGCTGTACTTTACAGTACCTACGAAGACATCCATCTAGACCACGATAGCCAGCCGGCTTATCCATACCAGTTGTTAAGACAGATTCCGCTAGGAATGTATCAAAGACTTTAGTACAGTTAAACCCTTGTTTAAATAGGAACCGAAGATCAAACTTTGCATTATGCATAATTAAAGTTCGAGACTCCAGTAGTTCTTTTAGAGGAGATATATCTACAGAGGCGACGTCTATTACATATTCATTCTCGCCTGTACCGATTTGAAGATAGATAAGAGCACACGTATGTGGATCAAATCCCTCCGTCTCGGTGTCGATTGCTAGTATATGATGATAGTGAATATCTTTCATCATATCAATTAGAGACTTATGTTGAATAGTAGGTGGATACTTTTTGAACAGCTCTAACTGGTTAGTAATCAGGTATATCATCAGTCTTCAGGAGGAGTATTAAGCTCTTCAGTTAGTTCATCATACAACTCCCTCTCCCATCTATCTCTAATTACAGGGCTAACTATATCAATAATAGACTCCCCCTTATGAAAGACATCGGTAATAACAACATACCCGCCATCAGGTGGATCATAATATGTACCCGGAACTTCCTCATAGTACTCTAATTCTAGTACCAAATCAATATCAAATTCTTCTATCTCTCTATTCATCTTATTGCAGATTTAAAGAACCAAGCAGTTGATACCCCTTGATTCGTAACCATTTCGTTATGTCTAGACATATAATCTATAGCACTCTTTTGGTCACGGGTAACCAGAGCTACAGCAATTTTACGGTCGACTAATGTAACAACAACAACGACATAAACCTCATCGGTTGTGTGTACAAATAATCTCTTTAGTTTTTTTAGAATATTTTTCATAATTGGTAATTTAATTGTACTCCTGACAGGACTTGAACCTGTAGCCTACAGCTTAGAAGGCTGTTGCTCTATCCAGTTGAGCTACAGGAGCTTAGACTTATCTTTCTAGGACTTTATCTATAGAATCCTCTAATGCTTGAGATGCACTAGATATTAACAGACTAGTATCATTGTGGTCAAGAGACACAGATACTATTTTATTTATTTCTTTCTCGACACCGTTAAGGTGATACCTAAGCTTATTCTTAAACTTGGCATCACCCTCGGTTTCATCGAGAAGTTCTAACAAAGTAACCGCAGTTACAAATATTTTAACTTCAAGGTTCTTCATTAGTCACATACAGAGGATTCATTTAAACAATCCCAAACATTAGTACTATTGCCCCACGCTCTATTAAATCTAACTAAATCAATCATAAGATAGTTAGAGTCAGGAGCAGGATCAGGATCAAAACTACTTTCCATATGCTCTAATCTTAGACTTAACATTGCATTATTCTTTTCCGTAATTGCATTTTCAATATAAGAATCAGTTATACTATCAACTGTAACCCCATCCACTTTACCTACTATAGTCATTATATCTCTATACTTACTAATCAAGGAACCTACCTTTCTTGTCTGTCCATACTTAGCAGATATCTCCTCTGCTAATTTCTGTACTTTCTTACAATCAGTAGGTAAGTAAGGCATTCCTTTGTTACCTTTTACGTTACTTATCTTTGTTAGCTTTTGCTTTCTAGCTTCATATAATAAATGAGCTTCTTCTTGAGAGCTCCATATCTTATTTCCCATAAGTTCCAAATTTTAAGTTAAAAAAAAAGAGGGGACAACATACCTGTTTAGATTAATTGTCATCCCCTCCTCTACTTTGAAAATATCAGTTACATTAACGAGTTAATAAATCATTAACATCGATGCCTGGGCTAGCAACTGATTCCATTGTAGGCTTTGCAGCCCAAGTATGAGTAGCAACAGCACCCGGTACCAATTCAGTATGACGGTACACAGGATCATTGCTACCTGTATCAGAATTAAATCCAGTTACAATCTCTCCTGTGCCAGGATTAATCTTTGGCTGATGAGAGTTGCTATATGGATTAGCAGTAAAGTTCTCTGTTACTTGGATAGAAACATCCTGTCCTTTAAACATTTGAGAAGCAAATATTGCTTTATTCTCTCCCATATCAGAGAAATCCATATCCGTACCACCCAACAAAGGTTGAGCTACTTCTTTCGCAAAAGAGAAGATTGCACTTACAGTCTGTACTGGATTAATTCCTTGAGCTAGAGATACTAAACTATTAGTAGTCTGAGGAGATTCAATTTGCTGGAAGAATTGAACAGCTACCTGCTCAGAATTATTCTTATTAGTCCAACACTTACGAACGACAACTTTGCCTGTTGCCAAGGCTTCTGTAAAACTATTCATGATAGTTATAAAAAATTAAAAATTAACAAATAGAGAAACCGCCTGACATCAGACAGAACTCTGCGAATTCTCGTACGTTCTCAATACTAAAATGATAATTTGTACTGAAAGGCCTACGAGTGCCTTTACCGTGACAGCCATTGCAATCTCCCTGAACATACATATCATCACGTTGCCCACTACCTTCACAGATAGGACAAGTTTCATCAGGTTGAACATCTAGCTCCATTTGTCTTGTTAACTCATGAGAAGCAACGCTTCCATCGTTAACTAAATCCATAAGAATTCTACCCATCAGGATAGATTTCTCTTCACTTATTTCGTGGCCTGCATTCTGAAAGCCATTCTCCATATCTTCTTCAGTTATAACTGTACAACATGGAGTATGAAAGCACACATATTCCCACAATGGTCTCCAATACCAGATATTATTTCTAAAATATACACCTGTGTTAGCTTGTTCAAATTCATGTTGAAGCTCTGCATATTCATGAAATCCATCTTCACCGAACTGAACTGTATCTGGCTTCGGAGGACCATCAGGATTAACCATAGGATCTAATCCATATAAATCAAAACCCATTTACCACCAAGTATGACATTGAACATTTCCATTACGATCTGTCTCACGACTTGACGTTCTCTGCCACTTACCTGGCTTCTTCTTACCACATTTACTTTCTTGTCCCCAACCATGTGAGCCAGAGTTACCATAAGTAGAACGGCTACTAGTGCAGCCCGTGCAGCTAAATATCATTAGCCAGAACATAAGTACAATTAAGTACGGATTAGTTTTAATAAGATTTTTCATCAGTAAAAAGTATTATATTTGTAAAATGGCACGAAATAAATTAGCAGGTAAACGTACAGGAACTTCCAAAACAGCTAAGCACTATGCAAAGAATGCAAAGTCAAGAGCAAAGAAGAAGAAGTATGATACAGAATACTCATCTAAGAAGTCTGCCAAAAAGAAAAGAGTGCAAAGCAACAAAGCCAACAGAAAATCTGGAACCTATGGCAAAGGTGACGGCCTAGATGCTTCACACTCTAAAAGAGGAAAGATCCGAATGGAGCCCCAATCAAAGAACAGGGCTCGCAACGGATCAGAAAGGGGCAGACCTAAATCTGCCCCACGGAGAAAAACTACTCGATAGTTGGTATACGATAGATTTCGTAAACTTCATATGCCCAAGGCTGCTTATCTACAACCTGACCATAGCCAATATTGTGTAAGACTTTTGGAGGATGAGTATATTGAACACCATCTTCCATAGCAATAGCAATATGATCAAGATTGCCTGGCATTTTAAACCAGATAATATCGCCTTTATAAATAGGCGTAAGTTTGCCTTTATACTTAACGCTCCAGCCCTCTGCAGTAAACAAAGCACCGATATTCCTAACACGACGATGATCAATATGACGATCAATCGGAAGTCCCTGAGTCACACGAAGAGCACGCACATGCTCAGCTAAACACATATCTATTTTATGGAAAGCACGGATAACAACGTCAGAGCACACACCTACATCAGCAGGCACGTCATCACATAAGTTATCTAGTCTACGATATGACCCATCATATATAATAGAAGGATCTATTAGCTCATCAAGATGCGAAATAAAATCATCTTTCAATGAAGTATGCTCGTCATCTTTAGGCATATCCGCAATTATTTGTTCGACGAGAATGTCGATAAATGCAGATCCATCTAGATCTTCCTGAGTCTCTTGAGCATTAGTGCTCAATACAATTATAAATCCACTAAGGATTGTAGTTAAAATTAATTTAAAAGAATTCATGATTTCTCATTTTCAAGGTGATCACAAGTCCACACCATATAATACTTACGCCCATTAAGCAGATGAGACGCATAGGTCTCATTACGCTTAGGTGAGCTGTTCATGTATCGGTCTAGTTTAGGCTTGTGTAAAAAGAATTTAAAATTACCACGGTTAGGATAGATATTATCCATAACCTCATTAGTCTTAGGACACTTGTTATTATACTTAACGGTCCTATACATATCATACAGATACTCTTTGTCATAGCTTGGCAGTTTGCTCCATGCAAATCCTACACATAAGTTCTCTAAAAAATCCATTAGCCTTTTAAAGAATTTTTATCTAGCCAACAATCTAGAGCATCTTGCTCAGATTCAAGAGCACGTATCTCTCTTTGTATTTCTTTCATACGATTCTTAGTTTCTGCAACTAATGCATCTTCTGCTTGCTTGTGTTCTTTCCAGGCAGTTTCTGTCCAGGACACAACTCGGTTTGGATTAATGTTATCCATAATAAAACAATATTTATAAAAAGGACCCACTTGTAGGTAGGGTCCAGCTCCTGTAAATTAATTATTAGAGTGCTTATCCATTACGGCTGACACTATCTCAGAATAGTCAGTGGTATTGCTTGACTCATCTCTCTAATAAAGCATTATATAATACTCATCGCTGCAAGTATGCAGACGGTAATAATAGTTGTTAGATAAACGCACAAGAAATACCACATAATCTTATCTACTAAGCTTGGTGGATCTTGGTCGTCGTATTTCTTTATCTTCTTCATTGGTTCTAAAGGGCTTAACAATGTTGGGACACGCTCTGTCCTGTCGTTTATATATTGGACGTTTCATTGATAAAAGATTGGTTGGGAGAGCTCAAAGGTGCCCTCCCTAAACCTTGTACAAATTATACTCTTGATGAGTGCATGAGTTACGCATTAGGATTAACAACGTACTCAAGAACAGTGACAACACCGTTGATAACAATGAACTTGTTCATAGTAAAGTAAAATAAAAGAATGTATCTACCTGTTAGTGGTCATAGATAGAAAATACCATATACATATATCATATGAGATGATAGTGAACCAAACAGATAGCCCGAAGGCTACCTGAGAGGTTAGTACGCTAAACAGCGACCATAGTTGCTCCTGTCTGCTTGTGCATACCAACAAAGGCTTTCGTTAGTAGACCAAGACAGTCGTTCAGAGCTTGTACGCCTCCGTTAGACTCTGCTCTGTAGTTAGTGTCGCTACATAAGCTGGCCATACGCTGACTAATAGACTTGCTGACAACGATGTTGCTCTCCCAGTCCTCACAAGAGAACCAGATAGTAGCACGTCCGTCAGCTGATAGACGAAGCTTGCCGCCGTCTTCTACAGATGTAAGACCTAACGAAGAGACGAAGTTACCTTTAGCACGAAGCTTGGTAAGGAACTCGACGATAGGTACCCTGTTAGTAAAGTACTCTGCTGAACTGAGAGACTGTACCTCCCTACCGTTAGCTTTGATGTCGTTGAATAAAGCAGTAAATGCTTGAGTGTTTGTAGCTGATGCCATAACTGAAACTGAATACTACCTGGTTAGTTGGCGAAATTGCCACAAAAGACCACGGGGGTAGTGCCCGTTGGCCCAAGCAATTGCCGGGGTAGCTATAGGTATTACCAGCGGTCTCTTCCACATGAGTTTTTCAGATCCTGGGTAGGGGGACATAAAAAACCCCCGCACTTTATACGGGGGCATTTCTTCTAAAAGAAAGTAACCAAAGAAAAAAGGAGGTAGAAGAAATTATTAATTAGCTACGATTGCTAATCAGTAGCGCAAAGCTACGACATAATTTTTTAAAAGTCAAGCTCCACAGCTTAAACATTCCTCCTGGTCTAGATCACATCTTTCCATAGACTTAATCTTTTCCTCAGCTTCTGCTAACTTATCTGTGTCTATAAAGTTGGGTTCATCCCAGTCAGTTGGTTCGACATCTTCTGTTACCGACAGTAGTTCCCATGTTTCAAGGTCTAGTTCTTTGATCTGTGCTAACAGTTCTTGCCAACGAGCATCAGCTGCTTCGTGACTACCTAGGTCATATGCATTGTTCATATGCAGGTTTGCCCAGATTCTTGCGTTTTCTTTTAGTAGCGCATCTACTTTTTCTCTTATGTTACTTTCCATAATACTAATGGACAAAAAAACTACTGGAGGTTGACCCCCCAGTAGTTAGATATGCCTCCTTTTTTATTTAAGATTATTAAAATATAGTCGTCTCACTATATCACCCAGGAAGTTTTCGTCTAGAAGCTCATTGATCTTGTCTCTGATCTCCCCACTAGTTGCACCATGTAGGTCTTTTTCTTCGAGTTCTTTGGTCCACTCGAGTAATTGTGCGACTACAAGGACAAAGTATGGCCCATGTAAACTACATAGGTATTCATACTCTTCATCGGGTAGGGGAAATACAATTAATCCTCTAGTTTCTTCTTCTAATGGATGTCTTAGATTTGACATATTCAAATATACGAATTACAATTTATAACTTATAACTAAATCGGCTAGGAAAAAACTAAACGTTGTTTTTAATTTTGTATTCTAAGAACTTAGAGTACTGTTTAGTTGTAATCCTATAGCATCTTTTGCAAGACTTACACTGCATTTTTTGTTTCTCCGTGCCTGCAGTAGTAACATGGGTACCGTTGCGGATTAGGTCAACGCTGCCGCAGTTGGGACATGACCATTTGCTGCCGCCCTTGATTACTCCTGCATGAGACTTTAGTGGTACTACACCTATGATCTTCTCATACACTTGTTGTAGTAGGAGTACGTCCTGCTCGCAGTAGTCAATCATTTCTTCCATACGGCTAGCATCTCCGAATACAATGTTCTGCCATAGATCGCCGTCTACCTTTATTTTTTCTCCTAGACCAAAATACTGACCGATATCATTTAGTCTATTAGAAGGTAAGTTTAAATTAGAGCGGACTGACTTTAGTGTGTCTAGTGTTTGCCATCTAGGTACGTTATGGACTCCGTGGTAAAGTGCTCTTGTTCTAACCCAAGGTATATCGAAGCGATCTCCGTTATGTCCTACAATTTCGTTAGCTGTGTTCATTATCTTAACGAATTCCTTGATTAGTTTCTTGTCATCTTTTTTATTGCCCCAGTCCAATGTATGGACTTCTTCCTCTTCTTGCCATTTATACGAGACGCAAATAATTTTTGCATGTTCTATTACATTATTGTAACTTAATCGAGTCCTCCAGTGAGGACGCCAGAACCATCCTACACAAGGACTGGTTTCTATATCGAAAAATAGTCGTTTCATAAATTAATTTTTAGGTTGTTAGCAGTAGTAAAGCCACAGGAAGATGAGTTGATCAGAATAATATCTGATGACTTATTATCTTTGGTCATACTTTCTGATGAAGTAGGATTATGTTTAGATTGGATATCTAACATCGACACAAAGTTAGGGATAAATTTTCACACAATTTGTTATGTGAATAAAGATTTTTATATATTTGTGCTTGAAAGAACACAAGAGAGCAATGAAATCTTACCCTTTACAGGTCCCAACTAACAAAGATAGAATCTATGATCAATTTTTGGCGATCATAAATTTTTTGGTATACGAGGTTGACGGCTCAGCTACAAAAGCTAGTCCTCTTACAAACAAAGAACTTTCAGTATTAGCTAGTATTATGTACTACAATGACAAGTATCGTAATCTCCCACAGCCGGAGAGGTCAGAGTATATTATGAGTACTGACATTAGAAGAAAGATTAGAGAGAAACTAGATTTAAAAGCTAATCATCTTAATAATATTATTGCTAGGTTAAAACAAAAGAACTACTTAGGTAAGCCTGTGTTGAAAGATTCACAGCTATCGCCAGTTCTTGACATATACTTAGATGATGATATGTCTATAGAGTTTAAGTTAAATTATGCAGAACTACCAAAAGAGCCAGAGCCAGTTGATAGAGATCCTATCCCAGAAGTACAAACTGAGTCCCGAGAGAGTAAGCAGTTTGCTAGCGATGATGGGAAAATTTACAGTATCAAAAATGTCGGAGATCAAGAAGGGGGAGGACAATCTGTTCGACCCGGAGACAGCCCTGACGATTCACATTAGTCTATTTGGTAAGTTTATTCCTAAGAAAGCTAGGATGCATAAAGTTCGCCAGACCATGGCAACACTAAAGAAAAAGAATGCTATCAAGAAGAACAGAAATATTTGATACAGAGCGTAATTACTGGGAGGTGTTTCCTGAAGTGAAGCATCATGCTCAGTTTGGTCTTACATATAAAGGAGATAAGACAAAGAAAAAAACAACGTCTTCTAAAACTATGTGGGCTTTGCACCTTGTATGTCATCCGAAGTCTCTAATGTACTATGATCCAAATAAGCTAGAGAATGTAAAAGGTTTACTTCCTAAGTCGTGGGACTGGGAGTCAGACTCAGAGAGTAGTATGTTAGAGACTTACAGGGGGTTAATGCTTACAGAGGCACAGAAGGCTCTAGCGGACTGGGACGAGATGATAAAGAAAAGATCTGCTTACCTAAAGAATCAAGAGTATGATTTAGAGAATGGGGGCGATCTTGATAAGCTGCACAGAAATACATATGCTATCTATAAAGATTACCAGAAGATCTGTGACGAACTAACTAACGAAGAAAATTCTAATATAAATTCGCTTTCATTATCAGAGAGCGGTGAAATCTAAAACAAATGAGTAAGAAGAAAACTAGTGCGCCGGCAAGCCACCAAGTAACCCTGCAGAAGATCAACGCGATCGGAAAAGAAATGCAAGACTTTAACCTTAAAGCTACAGAAGCTGTAAACTACCAGAATGGTATGATACAGGTTTTACAACTAGTAGTAGATAAGATGCTAGAAGAGAATGTAGAAGTTAAAGACTTTGTAGATTTTGACGAAGAGAAGTTTAGAGAAGAGTATGGATTCTTGTTTAGAAACTATTTTATGCATACTGAAACAGGTAAGATTATTAAAGTAGTATTTCCAGAAGTAGAAGAAGAAGAACCAGAACTCGAAGATGAACTTTTGGACGACAGTAAATAATTCGTCTTTTGTTCTGCCTGAGATCCCTAATCTTCATCCTATAGCTGACCGCTATGAGTATCGAGATTTTTGGAAACTCCAGAAGAGAAGAATAATTGAAGGGCATTGGGAATCTGGTAAATGGATTCCCGGCCCTTTGTATTATTATATAAACTTCCATAATATTCTTGTAGAAGATCCTAGGACTCTTGCCCAGAAACCTGGCAAGCCTTGGCTACGTGATATAGACTGGGAGTTGTTTCTTATCTATGAAGAGTGCCGAGGGTTCTCGGGATTTACAGATGATACTGAAATAACCTGTAATAGATTTCTAGGACCAGACCGAGCGTCTATTGAAGAGATGGGAATGTTGACTCAGTACATTTCTTTAGGTGTAATACGAGAAGAAGATTTAACAAAGAAGTATATGCCTGCTCGAGCGTACCTAAGAACTATCCATGACAAAAACTTAGGCAAGCCTTTATACCAAAACTCAGCTAAGAATCTTATATCTATACAGGCCCGTGGAGGTGGTAAGTCATATGCATCCGCAGGTATTGGGGCACATAACTGGCTAACAGGAGGTGCTATAGACTATGATGAATATCTACGAGCTAAGAAAAATAAAAGACCGCTTACATCAGATACAGTTATAGGAGCTATTGATTCTAAATGGTCAGGTCCACTACTAGATAAGATTTTGTTTGGTATGCGTAATCTACCTGGTGAGTTTGAGTACGAGTCTTCTATATTCCCTAGTCCGCTGTATAAAGGATGGTCAGGGTCAAAGAAAGAAGGATCGTTTCTTAAGAATGTAGACGGCTCATATCTATACCATAGAACTTTTAGAAATAATCCGCTAGCAGGTAATGCAGGTCGTCCTAACCTAGTAATGCTAGATGAGATTGGTTTCTTTGATATTCTTGTAGAAACTATTGGTGCATTAGAAGGAGCAGAAGCATCGAAGATGTTTAAGCGCCAGGTGCTATGGATGTTAGGTACAGGTGGTTATACTCAAGGGGGATCTGTATTATTTGCAGAGAATGTATTCCGTAATCCAGACCAATACAACTGCTTAGCGTTTGATGATACTTTTGAGTCTAGGGGTAAGATAGGATACTTTGTGCCTGTAATTCAGACTCGTAACAAGCATAAGAAAGGGCCTAATCTTATTACAGACGAAAGCTCTGCTATGATGGAGGAGGATGTTGCAAGAGATAAGAAGCGTAAAGATCTTACTAGATATCAGGTACATATTATTAATAATCCACTTCTACCTTCTGAAGCATTCCTTGTAACAGAGGGTACTAGATTTCCTACTGTGTTACTCAAAGATCAACTATCAGAGGTGCTAGGAGGTAAGAAGAAAAGATTCCTAGATGCTGCTTACAAGGGGTGGTTAAAGTTTAATGACAAAGAAGAGGTATACTTTGAGACAGTCCAGGATCAATTACCTATACGTACATTTCCTCTAGACAGGACTGAAAGAAAGCAAGGCTTAGTAGAACTATATGCAAAGCCTAAAAGGAATGAAGAAGACGAAATAGACTCTAGAAGATATATAGCGGGTATTGACGTTGTAGATAAAGCAAAAGCTACTACAGATTCTTTACCTTCTATTATAGTCTTTGATAGATTAACTAGAACTATTGTGGCAGAATATACGGGACGTACAGATGACCCAAAGTTTTTCTACGAAGTTTGTAGACGTTTACTTATGTATTATAAGGCTACAGGTATGTACGAGCAGAACTTTATAGGTTTGTTTAATTATTTTGTGCAGAACAATTGTACATACTTGTTAGCAGAAACTCCATACCAACTTAGAAACTCTGATACATATAAGGTAGGAAGTAATACATCTAAAGGAATTTATAACTCAGGTAGAATTAACGATACAGGACTAGATTATATTAACTCTTGGTTAATGGGGCCTATTTCGCCTAATAACGATAATTTAGTTTTAACTACTGTGTTATCGCCAGCATTACTAAAAGAATTGATTAGATGGAATCCAAAAGGTAACTTTGACCGAGTTTCTGCATTAATTATGTTGTTTTGGTACGATGAAACTATGCATAAAGCAAAAAAAGACCACACAGAGAAGAGAATGACCTTCTTAGAAAACAAATACTTTACAAAAAGAGGCGTATCTTCCTCAAGAAAAAGATTTTTTGATTAATTTTGCAACTTAAGTAGATTATCATGGCAAAAAACTATACTGGAGGGACAGACGAGAATATTAAGTATACAGGTTATAACTTTCCTAACCAGAAAGTATCAGATACAAAGAAAAATGACAAATGGTACAAAAAATGTATTGATTTCTCAGAAGGACTTGTAGGAAGTAACGAATATTATAGAGGAGAGTTTGGAAACAAAACAGAGAACTATAACCTTAGAGCGAACATCATAGATGTACGGAACTTTGAAAAGTATATTAATCCAGCTCAATTAGATTTAGATAACTTTCCGGCTAAGTTCCAACATGTTGGTATAGGTAATGCTAAAATTGATCTACTACTAGGAGACTACATTTCTAGAAAGAGAGAGTTTAAGGTATACATCTCTGGTAAGGATGAAGACTCTAATACTAGAAAGGAAGAAGAGTTAAAAGAAAAGCTGTTTGAGAAGACACTAGCTATACTGGCTAAAAAGCCAGACGAGAAGGCTGTGCAAAAAGAAGTAGAGAAGATTAAGCAGTTTATGACTTATGACTACCAGGATCTTGCAGAGAAGACAGCTAACCTTATCTTAACAAGAGAGTATAAAGAGAATAACTTTGAGTTTTTATTCCGTAGAACTTTTGAGGATCTTCTAGTATCAGGAGAACAGGTTATTCAGTGTGATGTCCTAGGAGGCAGACCAGTAATGAGACGTATAGATCCTCGTAATGTCTTTACTATGGGCGGAGGATCTTCGTTGTATTTACACGAAAGAGATATTATTGTAATTTACCAGTATAGATCTATAGGACAGATTATGGATGACTATTGGGATCATCTTACAGATAAAGATGTAAAGAAATTAGAAGAGCGTGACCAGTACCTTTCTGACTACCAGTCAGATTATTTCTTATCTAATAGAGGAGACTTAGCTAGTCTAGTATCTAATACCGGAGAAATTACTGGTACAGATAATGGATCAACAGCTGATGATAATATTAAACTTATTTCTCCTAATGTTATTGAGAAGTATGCTTTTGGAGGGGACTTTAATGAGAAAGGAGAGATTAGAGAAGTAACTGTATACTGGAGGTCACGTCGTAAGATTGGTAGACTTACATATATAGACGAGCTTGGCGACGAGCAGATTACATATGTAAATGAATTCTACAAGCCAAAAGAAGAGCTCGGAGAGACTGTTAAATATATGTGGATTAACGAGTGGCTTAGAGGCACTAAGATAGGTCAAGACATTTATGTTAAGATGGAACCTGTGGCACACAGCTCAAAGTCAATGACTAATTTATCTTCAGGTACACCGCCTGTTATTGGCATGAGTTGTAATACAAATGGTTATAAAGTACAATCTTGTATGGATCTACTTAAGCCTTTTGATTATGCTTATGATATAGGATTTTGGAAACGAGAGCTTGAGATCGCTACGTTTAAAGGAACAGCTACTGCTGTAAATACTGCTTTGATACCTTCTGGATGGGACCCTGCAGAATGGTTACAGTATACGGCAATTGATAAGGTGATGTTCCTTGACCCAACTCAGGAAGTACTAAAGGGACCTGCTCAGGGTAAAGCCGCAGGTTCTTTTAATACATTTATTACCCAAGAGGTTTCTATGGGTGCTAATACTACAGGTATCCAGATGTTAACTAACTATCTTGCTAACATCGAGGCTACTATGGGTAAGATTGCAGGAGTACAGGGAGCAAGAGAAGGAGAGATTGGTACTCGTGCGGCTGTAAGAAATGTACAAGCAGAGATAAGTCAGTTTGCTAAAGTAACAGAGCGTTGGTTCCAGCTTGACTCTGAGTTCCGTAGACTTGTACTACATAAATATTTAGAAGCATGTAAGGTTGCCTACAAAGATAATCCTCAGCGTGGATCTTTCCTACTTGATGATTTAGGCCAACAGTTTGTACAACAGTATAGCGAGTTTTCAGAAACAGAGTTTGATGTACACGTATCTGATTCTAATAATGATACTCAGCTGTTTAATGACTTACGTCAGCTAGCACAGGCTGCTATACAGAATGGTAATGCTCAGATTGCTGACCTAGTATCTATTTATACTTCTGGGTCATCGCAGAATATTGCACGTAAACTTAAGGACTCATCAGAGCGTATGGCACAGCAGCAGAAAGAAATGCAGCAACAAGCACAGCAGTCAGCTCAGCAAATGAAGCAGATGGAGATGCAAGATAGCCAGGCTGAACGAGAGTTTAAGGCTGTAGAGAAACAAAAAGATAGAGAATCTCAAGAGCGTATAGCTGAGATGAGATCACAGGCTATGTCTTTGAGAGGAGATGCTGATAGAGACGGGGTACCTGATTTACTAGAAGTTGAGAAAGCGAGACAAAAAGGTGTTCTTGATGCAAAGAAATTAGAATTAGAGAACAGAAAGCAGAATGAAAAGGAAAGAAACAACCGTGTAAAAGAAGAATTAGCAAAAAATAAACAAAGTTCATAAGGAAAAACCATAGACCTTGAGAAAATCTGTGAAAACCTATTAGAAATTTTGTGATTAGTATATTAATTTTGTAAATGAATAAAAAGAGCTATGGCTAAAAATCCATTTGAAGGAGTACAATTGGTAACACC